TGCTAACGTTGCCAATGCTGTTGCAAATGCTAGGAAACCTAGACCAGCAATAAGAATAGAAGAAGCGGCTAGAACACTAGATACCCCAAAGCTTAGAAGAGCTCCAGATAAGGCAGCTAAACCACCCGATAGCGGTCCTGCCAAAGCAGCAGCGCCTAGTAATATCGCTAAGTTACCAGCAAGCGCAAGCAATCCGACCCCTACAGCTACGAGGTTAAGTGTCGATAACATATAAATTGGCACTGCTAATAATACTAATGATGCAGCTAGAAGTGCTAGTTTACCAGCAGCGGTAGCTGGTAGGGCAGAAATAGCTTTCATCGCTATACCTAATGACGCCATGACAGCAACCATAGCAACTGTTGCAGCAAGGATACCTTGCCAAGGTTGTGCTGCTACTTTGGATAATGACTCTCCGGCAGCATAAAGAACCGCAGACAATGCTACCAACTCGCCAACATCACCATCGATATTGGAAGTTTTCTTTAATACTATGATCAACATCGCCATAACGGCTACTATAGATCCCATTGCTAAAAGTACACCTTGCCAGCTAAGAGCAGCTACTTTTTCAAGAGTTTCACCTATTGCCCTTAACAGACTCGCAAATGATCCAAGGATACCTGCGGTAGCTACTGCTTGTTGCACAGTACCTGACGTCTTAGATATAATAGCCGAAGCGGCAGCAACAGAAAGTAATACTCTCGCAACAGCAGCGGTAGCGGCTAATAAATTAGCAGGTTTAAGGTTAGCTAGTTGTTGGAGTCCCTGCATCACCACAAATAACGTAGTAACTAATGCTACTAATGTTATTAGTGCTGTAGGATTTAACTTAACTCTCTTCAACATATGTGAAGCGCCGATAAGAATACCCAAAAGAGCAGTAATTCCAGCAAAACCTTGTACCAGACCCATAGGATCCATATCAGCAATTTTCTTAATAGCCAATGTCATTAAGAAAATACCGCCAGAGAATGTGATCATAGAGAACACTGCTGTAATGCTTGGTTTAGCGCCTTGTAATGCATATGATGCAGCGATTAAACCAGCTATCATAGCTGCTACTGCGGTCATAGCAATTCCTAGACTATCTAGAGGTAATTTAGCTAGTGGTAATATAGACTGTGTTAATATAAACACAGAACCAGAAAAGGCAATAAGACTAAAAATAGCAGTCATATTAACTTTAACACCAGATAATACTCTAGTTGCTCCAGTAAGAACTGCTAGTAAAGCACCCACACCAGTCATAGCTGGTATAGCTCTTTCCGGATTAATTTCAGCGATGTCTTTAACAGATGATACCAATCCTTTTATAGCTATTACGAAAGCAATCATTCCGAACATTGCACTCATTTTGATCTTAACGCCACTCATCATTCTAGAAGCTAAGACCAAAGCACCCATCAATCCAATAACACCAGTAAATCCATCTACTAATCTTGCCGGATCGAGTCGAGTGACGTCCGCCATAGCCGAAACTAAGACTTTCATCATCAACGCCATAGTTATCATTGAGAATATTGTCGAGATAGGGACTTTAACTCCCTTCATCAACTTCATGGACATTGACATAGCCAACATTAGTCCACCAACAGCCAATACGGATCTTATCATTTCTTCCCATGAGAAATCTTTCAAAGCATTCATTGCTGAGGCTAGTATTCTCAAAGCTATAGCCATTCCAATCATTTGGAATATAGATGTTTGAGCTTGTCCAGCTCTAGCCATACCTTTCATACCCATAACCATGATTTTCATAGCACCGAATAATCCAAGCAAAGCGTTACCTACTTGTTCGGTATCGAGTTCTGCTATTTTCTTCATAGCACTAGCGAGTATTTTCATAGAGAAAGCCAGAGCCAACATTGTGGTGGCGCCACCCTTAGGCATACCTGCTGCAATTGCGGACATCTTCTTCATTCCGGACATTAAGATCAAGAATGCCCCACCAACACCAATAAGACCTCTAGAAAGAGATGGCATATCCATTTTGGATAACTCTTTGATTGAGAGTGTTAATATACCAACTGCTGCAGCAATAAGTAGTAACGAGGTAACATTTACCATATTAGTAAATGCATTCAATGATTTACCAAATCCATCAAAGATTTCTATGAAACTATCTTTAAACGACTTAGCATCATCGGTAAATTTACCAAGCACTTCTTTTATATTACCGAAAATCTTATCAACAAGACCTTCTTTTAGACTTGTCCCTTTGATGTATTTGTCAATAGCAAATAAACTGACAATAGCAGTTGCTAAATCAGCAGCATGGATATCTTTAAGGAATTCTCCAATCCCTTTAACAAATCCTTTTAATTCGCCATAGACTTTACCTAGAAACTCGCCTATCTTACCGAATGTATTTCCGAGAGCATTCATTACTCCAGAAGCGCCATCGGATACATAGGTCTTTAGTTTATCAAAGAATCCTCCTTCAGCATTGAACTCTGGAATCTTGAATTCTTTGAACTTCCCAGTAATAGCAGAAAATGCACTACCAATAAGATCAAAGACTCCTTTTATAATCGCACCCATCGATTTGAATAATCCGACGGATTTAATTGATTGTTCTAACTTTTCGGTGAACTCTCTAATTTTACCAGTAATATCAGCAAGGGTACCAGTAAAATCTTTGAAACCGGAACCGTCTCCGCCAGTAAATGCCGAGAAGAACTGCCCGATTATTGTTACAGCTATCTTGAATATAGATGTAAGTATACCGAATACGTTTCCGATGGTCTTACCGATATTGACAAAACCGGTCATAACATTGTTTGATTGTAGTAATCCGTTTAAGAATTGAGTAATACCATCAGCGATTTGTTTAAATGTTAAGATTAGCCCATTTCCAGATCCAGAAACAGAACTAATACCAGAAGCTACTTTTCCAAGTACAGTTCCGACAAATTCAAACGCTGTACCAAACGCTCTACCAATGGATTTTAAAGTCCCTTGGATATATACGTTTTCGGCTAATGATTTTGTAAAATCTCTAAATTTGAAAGTTAACTGAGTTAGTACAGCAGCAGATTCTTGATATGTACCAATAACGTCTCGGAATCCTTCTCTCAAACTAGATAAAGAATTTATAACAAATTTAATTGAGTTAGTAATACCATCAAACAATGCTTGTTGTCCACCCATATCTTTCCAGGTTTTCAACATAGCATTTCGATAGTTACCAAGTGAACGTTCCATTTCTAGAACAGTGTCGAAATATGTTCCTTGGTCGTCTTGTAGGAATGGGTTGACAATATTACCAATATTGGTCCACATTGATTTGGCTTCTTCGAATCCACCAAGCAAATATTCCCAAGATTGCGCCCATCCAGAACCAATCGCTTCTTGAACAGTATCTACTAATTGTCCAAACGACTTAACTTCCGTGGCTGCCTTGAGCATTTGTTCATCGATAGACATTTCCTTCAAAGTCGCAATTAAGACTTCAGAAGTTAACCATCCATCTTTCAATGAGTCACGGAAAGATTTAGTAGTGTCACGAGCTTGGCCCATTTTCTCTGCCATAGCGGTTAATCGATCTTGGAACAGTTTACCACCCATACCAGCATTTACTACAGAGTTCCAGTCCTGAAGACCTACTCTACCAGATGCTAGTGCTTGTGATAACTGATACATTGCCATTGATGCTTGTTGGGTGTTTGATCCTGAAGCGGCAGCCAAGTTTGAAATACCTTTTATCGCAGTGGCAGAATCTTCCAATCCAACGCCAGCCGCAGTAAAGGTACCAATATTTCTTGTCATATCCGCGAATGAGTAAACCGTCTTATCCGCATATTGGTTAAGATCTTCCAATGTTTTAGAAGTCTTACGCATACGCATTGTTTGGTCTGGAATTTCCCATTCAGTATTTGTCATGATAGTTTGAATTGATCCGAGCTTATCTTTATACTCAGTCAAACCATCCATAGGTCCTCTAAAGAATTGAGACCCAAATTGGATCGCTTTGTTCATCACGTTTGCTAAGACATTACCCATAGCAATATCCATAACAGAAAGTGAATTCTGAACGGATGCTGAAGCATATGAGAATGCGCTAGTCAAAGGATTCAAGTTTATCCCGCCAGCTTTTGCGTTAAGTTTATCAAATTCTCCAGAGGTTCTCGAAAAGCTGTTACCATCATCAGTCTTTCTAAATATACTCTTTAATCGAGCAAGAATACTACCGGTCTTACTAGTTTTGCTAGCCACATCAGTATTCATTTGATCTATGGATCTTCCAGCCCCGCTAGTGTCCATATTATCAGTGTTTCGTTTAAAGATATTTCTAAGACTAGATAATAGGCCGTTCGATTTTTCTGTTGAACTTGAAATCGCCTGATTCATTTTAGCCATGTCCTTAGCAACATTATCAGCAGCTCCTTTACCGCTAACCTTAGCGAAAGCCGCTTTTAGCTTATCTAATGCTGACATTGTGTCTTGTGCATTTTTAGTAAAGCCTTTATTGTCTAAGGTGACTTTGGCAATTTTTTCATCAACATATCCTGCCATATTGTCTCCTATTTAATCATTTCTTCTAAAATTTTACCTACGCGAGATGACCATACATCATTTATCGCTTGGGTAATATATGGTCTAGGCGGAACATAACCACCAGTTCCTGTTCCGTGACCATAGTGAATTATTCGAGCGATTGAAACTCCTTTGTTTATGTTGGAGTTTGTTATCTCTATAACAATATTGTTACCATTTTGATTGATTGTGTAATCCCAAGAAGAAGCCGTCTTTCCGCTACCAACGGGAGTCGTCTCCGACAATCTATTAGTTAACATTTTAGCCAACTCTTCTGCAGGACCGGAATTCTGTTTCTTAACAGTACGTTTCAACCAAGCTTCAATATTGTTGAAATCTCCGCTAGATGTTATTTGCATTCTGTTTCTCCTTCTCTTCCATCTCTTTATACAATCTAGCTTCTTCAGCTCGACGTTGTTCGATGATAGATCTTTGCTCGTCCATAGCTTCAGTTTTAGACATCTTCTCTGGCGGAGCTTGTAATGAGTTAACAGTATTAATCAATAACATTAGCTTGTTTAGATTTCTATTTTCCCATTCAAATGGTATTCCATTAATAGCCATATGAGCATATAGTATCTCTGAGGTAAACACGGACTGCCTTTGTCCGGCTTTAGACTTCTTTTTACTTTTAGGTAAGACCGTTGCCGATGGTACATCTTTATAGACGTATTGTATAATTCTGTTGTACTGATCCACATCTAACCGATTAAAGTCAAAGTTCTTATCAACACACATAATCTTAATAAAATCTAAAAGTTCATCATCGGTAAGATCCTTGTTGTCAAGAAATCTTTTCTTATGTTTTGATTCCCACTCGTCTAAATTCTTTAGAGTGTATCGAAATTCTACTTTTTGCTTAGGTCTATCAATGAATCTTTGGTTTTCTTCATCAAAAAGCGACAAAGAGTCAACTTCGATATATAAGAAATCGTGTTTCATAGATCATACCTCAATTTAAAAAAAAGCCGATGAGTAATTCCCATCGGCGAAACGATTAGCCTTGTTCTAATGCCTGCTTATTAACGAGTTCGTCCAATCCTTTAATGGATGAAAGAATTCCTTTAACAAAGGTTAGCATAGAGGTTTCGTTTTCATGAAGATCTTCGATCAATTGACCAAACGCAAGAGATTGTGCAAATTCATCGCGAACTTCTTTGTTCTTGACAAACCGGTCACCCTCACGTTTACCATAGGCGGAAAGGATAAGATCCTTGAGGAGAGCGTACAAAGCGGTCAAATCTTCGTTCTTTTGAATTTCGTTAATACGAGCTTCAATCTCCTTACCGCCATGTCGTCCTTGGAATTCAATCAGCTCAATACGAGTAAGATTGAAATATTCTTCAGTGGTCACTGGACCGTCAAAACCTTCATAATTGATTTTTTGCTTTAACATGTAGTTCTCCTATTCGATTAATTATTTAAGCAAGTTGATAACTTCTGCTGGTGTAGGAAGTGTAGCATTTCCTGTTTCATCACCATAGACTTTAGCAATAAGCTTCTTCCATTTAGTAGCTTCAACTTTAGTAGAATCAACAGTGATTACTGAAGTTGGTTTAAATCCTGGAACGTCTACTGGTGTAGAAGTAATTGACCATGATGGATTTGCTGGTTCTGGACTATCAGACACTGTTTGGTGTTGACGTTCAGATGGAGCAGCTTTACATCCATACCACAAGTGAAGTTTTGTACCGTATTCATTGAATTTAACTTCGTTACCAATGATTGATTGGTATGCGAATCCAAATGGACGACGGTTTTGTTGGTGAGCGTTAGCACCTGCTACGATTTCAGCCATACCATCACATTGGTCGAATTCTTTAGGTGAGCTAAACGCTTCGATAGTACCTTCGAAGTTTTCTGCACCAGTCAATGAAAGGTATTTAATGTTATCAGCGTATTGGTCATTCGCTTCAGCACCACTTGGAGATTCTTGAACGTTAGTCAAACCATTCCAAGCAACACCTTGGTCGTATGTACCAGTGTCGCCCATAACGAACAAGACCCCTTTGGAAACACCAGTTTCATAAATACGAGAACCAGTTTCAAGATATTTAAGTTCAGCCATTATTTAAATCCTCCTAATAGCTTTGTGTTATAGTAAGAATTGAGTGATACAAATTATCAATGACATAGTTTGAATCGAAGGTAACATTTTGGAATTTCTCCATAATATCCTCAACTACCGGCGAATCTGGTAGTTTAGAAATGACTGTTACCTGATACATGTCTCTATGAAAATACCGAACGTCATCTGCAAACCTAGACTGCTTGTCGGAAAGCTTATAGATGACGCATGGGTATGTGATTTTTGTATTTGACGTTGAATTATAATAGAGAGCGTAGCCGTGTTCTTTTAAAACTTCACGGAGTTTCTTATCCAGAAAATCTCGACGATTTTTAACCATTATAGACTCCTCCTAATGTAATGTGAATTCTTGGTGATTTAATATCGAAAGACTCAACTTTCCATTTCACACCATTGTATTCCACATATTTTAAATTTGCAATGTTGTTCATGAAGAACTTATTAATAACAAGGGAGATTCTGTTATTGTTTAGCAAATTATCATTAGTGGATTTGTCGCTATTTTGATTACGCCAAGTCTGACTAAGAAGCTCTCCGCGAAACTTCTTGGTCACGACTTTACTCTCGAAAACGCTGGGCATGTCTTCGCGCTCGACTTGATCAAGTTCAAACCCAGCGATGCCCGTTAGCTTCATGATTAGCCGCCAGGAACTACAGCTGCAGCTTCTTTAGGTGTGAAGTACACAGCCGCTTTAGCACGTACAAGAGCACCTGAAAGACGAGCTTCAATCAAGTATTTCTGCTTGTTGTAGTCGATATCAAAGTCTTCGAATGAGGTTACTTGACCACCTTGGTTTGTACCTACTTGGTAGTCTGCCAAGTTAACCATGATCATTTCATCTTCCTTCAAGAAGTTAGTTTCAACGATTTCTTTAACACCAAACAGTGAAGCAAGGTATTCTGTAGTAGCAGGTTGTTGTCCGCCGAATACCCATTGTTCATTCTTGTTACGCAAGAAGCGAAGTTTAACCAAGAATGTTGGGTTTACATACAGGGTTGGAGTTCCTGAACCATGCATCTTAGTCTTTTGGTTAGCAACAGTTTCGAAGATATCAAGCAATACTTTAGAATCGTATTTAGTCTTGATTGTGTAGAAGTCGTCATCTTTAGAGATTGGACGAATCTTAGTTTCATCGATCTTGTCTTGTGAACCAGTAGCACGACCATCCCCCACGAGGATTGCTTGAGCGATTTCATCGTTCAGTTTCATACGCATTTCTTGTTGGAAGAAAGCAGCAACGTTCAATTGTTGACCCATGTCGATAGCATCGTCACGGTCGATTGATTGTTTCTTGTAGATTGTCTTAGGATCTGTCTTACGAGTAAGGAAAGAAATGATTTGTTCTTTCTTTTGGTTACCCTTGATGTAACCTTTCGCACGAAGATTTTCTTCAGAAAGGTCAGAAAGGTCTGACATGATAGACTTAACAAAAGCAGTAGGTACTTTTGTAACAGCTCCAAGAATGTGTTCAGTAGCAGTGTTGTTAGAGTAGATTACTTGTACTCCACCGCCAGTAAGAGTGTGTTCTGGGAACAACAATTCAACGTTGTTCATTGAATGTTTCAGTTCGTCTTGACCCAATTCAGCAAGAACGTGAGAAACTTTGCGACCTGATTGTTGAGCAACTTCCATTGCATGAGTAAGTTGATCTTTGATAGTAGCAGCTTGGCTATGAGTGAGAGTATCACCTTCGAAAGCGTTAAAATGCATTAACTTTTCTCCTCCATTGTCTTTTTGTTCAATTTCAGCTGGAGTATCTCCGTCTTCAGCTGGAGTATCGTCTTCTTCTGCTGGCGTAGCAAGTTCTTTTTCGATTTCGCTAAATACTTCTTCAACAGCAGCATCCGCAGCACTTTCAGCAGCAGCGTCGACAATAAGAGCAACGGCTTCTTGTTGTTCTGGGGTAAGTGTTTCCAAAACTTTGTCGAGCTCGGCGGTTGCTTGACCTTCTTCAGCATGCTGAATACGATCTAACAACGATGGTTTACCCTTCGCTTCGCCGATAAGAATATCGCGAGCAGAATGGATGATTTCATTAGATTCCATAATGATGGTTTCCCCTTCCTCAGGATTTTCGGAATGTCGAATGACTTCCGTAATTACAGCACCAGGATTTGCCCCGGCAATTACCAATGATACTTCATAGATATTACCATGAATAACGTCATTGGATGGCGTACGCTTAATGCGGTTAGCCCCAATCGACATTGACATGACATCTCCATGTAGTACCAACTCTTTAGCAGCTTCGGCATTTGGTGTAGAGTTGAAGTAACCTTCACAATACATGCCTTCACTGTCTTGATGGAGTATTACGTGTCCAATGACGTTTTCTGGGGTGCTAGGATCATGTGACCAAACTAGCGGAACTTTTTTACCGTCATTATCCTCGAAAGCTCCATGCTTGATAGTGACTCCATCGGTACAACGCAAATCATTTCGTGTTGCATACCCTGCGAAGTCATAAGCTGGATGAGTTCCCATGTGTGTCCTCCTATTTTATTTGCTTGGATTTTGAAGTTTTTTACTGTTCTTCAGGAGGATAGTAACCCTCTTCAGTTTCAGCATAATCTCCTTCAGGGGACTCAGCAGACCCAGGCAAAGAATACCCTTGATTAGAATCCGCAATGTTACGGTTATACAGTTCATTAGCCAAAGGATTGGATGATGGACCGTAACCAATAATAGCACGGAATTCATTAGGCGTAAGAATAGAATTTCGAAGAAGTGTATCACCGATGGTTGCTAGCTGTTCAGTAGGAACAAGTTTAAATGGATCAGTATATGTAACAATACGATGACCTTGGGTGTACCCCGTTTTAGTGATATACTTTCTTTGGAATTCTTCTTGTATTCTTTTAGTAATCGGCTCGATAGTACGTGTATAATAGTTTTGCATTTCCGAAGCGGACGCAGTACCATTAAATACATTCTTAGTCAAACCGATTTGATTGAGAAGTTCCTCTGTTAAGTATTTGATCTCCTCCATAAGAGTAGAAGAAATTTGTCTTGTTAACTGAGTGATCTTCTCTTCGGACGAAATGTATGCAATACCAAGATTCGAATCTTTTAGCTGATTTTCAATCGCTTTAATACGATTTTCGGCTTGGTCTTTGTAAACATCTGCCCGAGTAGGATATGGTAATTGGAGAATCATGTTCAAACGATTAGATACCAACTCCAAATCCTGTTTGTCCAAAATTGATAACTTTTGGATCAATCGATCCATAGTCGGATTTTCATTTCCGAGAATGGAGTTTAAGGGATTCTCAATAATCGCTACCATTTTCTTAGGCACAATTATTTCAGAGAAGTCTCCTTTGTTTTCGTTATATACTCGAACACGTATTCTTGTAGGATACCATTCGAGAACCTTTCCCACCCTCATAGATGAGATATTATACGAATCAGACGTACTGGGATCTATATCAGCAGTCATAGGAACCACAGCAACTACACCCTCATCAAATAGAGAGAATACTAGGTCATGGAAAAAGTCCGTACTAGTCTGGTCAATATTAGCTTCTACTTCAAACAAACGTTGTAAACTAGATGTTTGAACAATTTGATTTTCGGTAGAGTCGTCAGTACCATAATTTACGATCTTGACATGCTGATATGTTACCATTGAAGCATCCATAGCAATCCTATTAAAGATCATTGATGCGATCGAAGATCGTTTATATGTCCTTTGTGGAATTGTACTATTCGGATTTAACGCTCGCGGTTCAAAGGTTTGCTGATACTTGGGATCGGTTTCCCTAAGACTGGGTTCGTTTGGCTTCTTTGCAAACATACTCCAAGCATGTCTGACGTTATCCATTATTCCCATATTGCTCCTTCGTTGCGATTTAGTCGAATAGATCTCTGTGGCGGGTATAAGCCACCCAGGCATCTATCAAGGCAGCTACATTATCGATCTTTTCGGATGCTCTCCGTTTAGACAATTTGTAGTTACCGTTGTTGTCTTGAAGTGCAACGGCATTACCCATTGCAAACTTCATTAGTTCTTCATCAAATATTAACATTCGATTTGACGCTAGATTTTTAAGTTCACCCATAGGTACACTTTCAGTTTTAGCCCCTTGAATAACTTTTTCGATACCGAATTCACCATTATCTCGTATCCATCGTTGTACGAAGTCTCGAGAGTTGTATGGGTCATAACCAAGAGTATAAACAACATATTTATGTTCCAAAATGAAATCATAAAGGTCATCGTATACTCGGTTCATATCTAAAAGCACTCCAGGTATAACTACCAGCGTACCTTCTGCTATCAATTCATCGTATTTGTTACGCATCGCAGCAGTGAGTTTCTTTAATTTGGCTTCTGATACATATGATTTAGTTTTTACACCAAATCTACCATAACCAATTGGAAACATAAATGTGAATGCACAGAAGTCATCCCCTTGAGATAAGTCTGCGCCCATTGAGCAGACGAGACCATCGAAGTTTTGAGGTCTGTGTAATTCTGTTTCTTCATAGACAAAGAAATATGTGAAACCTTCAACCGGAATACCGAACCTTTTAGCAAGGATATCGGCTCTTGTTGCTGGTTGAGTCTCTGCACGTTCAACATCAGCTTGATATGTCTCATAAGAAACAGTCACACCGAGGTTAGGATTTGCTTTAAGCCAGGTCTCTGGATACGGAACCTCACGAACATCGTCCAAACGATAGTACCATATAGATACATGAGGATTGTTGTATCGACCTTCTAGTATGTCCATTAACTCCATTTTGATTGTATCCCCTACACCGTTCCGGGCTGTACCTTCTGATGAAGTAGCGACAATCAAATAGTTGGTGTTCTTGGACGCCCCTTGTTCTATAGGACCTATAACGTCTTCACGAATCTCTCCTGAGAGCCATTCATCTACAGAGGCATACTTACAACGCAAACCTTGAAGTCTATCGGTAGACATAGGTCTGACTTCCAATAAACTGTTTGTGGCAAAGTTCTCTATACCCTTCTTCGTACTACTTAGCAACTGTTTCTGTTGCATATTACCTGTCATCTTAGATCCTTCGACCATATATCTGATCAATGGACCTTTCGCTCGAGATAAAGCGGTGCGAATAGGGGCCATAATTTCTTCAGCCTGTTTCATTGTTGGTGCTGTGACTATCTGGTGAGTAGTCGACGGGTCAATCAATAACATGTACGTCTGTAAGAACGTAGAATACAATGATTTTGCAGCACCACGTCCGACTATAAGGAATTGTTTCCTCGTTAGTCTTTTCATTCTTTTGCGCATTTCCCATCTACCCGTCTTAGGGTTAAATACGCGGTCGTTGCTTTCATAGTACCAAGCCAAAGCATCTTCGGCCCAGACACGAAATGATGGTAATAATGTAACATCACTACCATCGGTTAGAGTCATTTCATCCTCGCAAAATCGAACAAAGCCCTCAATAGCTTGATCATCATAGAAATAATCCGGAGACTCAATCAGGAAATCGATTCGATTCATTTGTAATGATATCCATCGATTGACTGGGATCTCACCTCTCAAGACTTGTTCTTTGAATTTGCTATATTCCTGAGGATATGCTTTGTTAGATAACACTCAGACTAATACCTCCTTACTAAATTACGTGTTCATCCATGTGTTGATACTCTTAGCGATTGTTCTAACCGCATCCGGATTCTTCTTGAGATAAGACACACCTTCTTTAGTAGCTATATGTCTAGCATCCTTAATGGTATCTGTAACCAAAGTTTTACCAATATCTTTTGCAAAGCTATTGTTATTCTTAGGTTTCTCATGGATCTTAGTCGTACGTTTAACTTGCTCTGCTAAGTCGTTTTCTAGACGTAGTCTTTCGACAGCACGTTTTAGATCTCTATCAGAGATGCTAGCCCGTTGTGCATATTTATGCTTCCACTGACTAGTACGAGCTTTACTGACTTTAGCATCAACTTTACGTTGTTTTCGTCGAGCTAGACGTTCGCGAACACGTCTAAAACCCCATTTCATTCCTTTTACTCCAAAGTGCTCAATGATTTCTTCGGAACTTCCGGATTGAACGGCGTGTAACACTTCATCAAGGTTCATATGAATTGTACCGCTCCTTTTGCATAGTGATACGAACTGCAGTCCGATCACGAGATTTTTCTAATGAGGTTAAAACTGATCCCACGGGTGGATCAAACACGATTCGCAAGCTCAAGTTTATAAATGTCTTAACTAACCGAAGTAGGTTAGCATCATTAACCTTAAGCAATTGTTCGTATTTTGAATTTTTGGTAAGGACGAAGTCCTCCTTGACATAAGTCAGCTGCGACAGTTCACCGATTAGTCCATCTAGTTCTAATAGTAAACGATCATCGAAACCATCGTCCTCAGCAACCGCAAAATCCAGAGTTTCTTTAACCTCAGATAAGATGGTTGTTTCTGACATTCGTCACCTCACCATAAGTTTGTGTCTCCAGGTTTTCTTTCAACTAACTCTTCAACCCTTCTACCGTAATGGATGATGTTATGCGTCTCTATGGACGTCGAAATTAGTAAATCCGGGTTTAAAAGTAAGTCTTCATTCCAATCTAGTATATCATCTTCAACCAAAGGAATCATATGATGAACTATAATTGGTCCCTCGATAGGAACTCCTGGACAACCCAAGTCATAACCCATATCTCTGGCAATAATTTCTTCACGAAGATTACGCCACATCCTTGACTTATAAAATGGATTTGAAAACTGTCGAGGGGATACATAGCCCTTATCAAACAAAGATAGGTAATTCAATCGATCGCCCCATTCTTTGTGGGCAGCCATGTCGTTATATGATAAATTCAGATCATCACGAGTAAGAATACGTTTCTCAGTCGAATGTATCTGATGGGGCATAACCTCGAAGTGCATTAAGAACCTCCTCACTATCTCCTCGACCTTTGACTTCAGTTTCTATTTGAGAAACCTTACTTGCGTTAAGTTTGTTCTTAGATCTAAGATTTTCAAGCGCCAACTCATTTTCCACCGTACCGTATCGTAGTAATACGTTTAAAGTACTTGGTGCGATAGTTCCAGCACGAAGTTGTTCTTCTGCCAAATCTACAGCTAACGTTGTAAGTTGGTTCATACGACCTTCTGGCGTAGCCGCTTTCTTTAGTTCAGGAATTTCTTTCTTTCTCCGAGGCATATATTATCCCTCCTTGTTAAGTTTACCCTGAAGCTTACGCAATTCGGCTACAGCGTTTTCGATATAGTCTTCTGCTTGATCTTCAGTCAACTTGATACCTACTTCTTTAGCATAGGTAGCTAGCTTACGAAGAGCTTCAGCTTTCTTGTCAGCATTATTAACAAGTTTAAGCTGCTCGAGACTTGTAACGATGATTAGAGCGCGATCTGCCAAGTTGATAAGGTTGCGGTTGTGGGTAATAGTACCAACATAACGAACCAATTGGATAACAACTGGGGCCACGATAATCAGTAAGGTAATGTAATTAACAATATCATTGACTGTCATTGTCTAGACCTCTTCCTTCTTGTCTTTTTTCTTCCACATAATCATGAACAACACGACTAACATAGGAATTATATCCTTTCGATGAGTATGTATCATACAAAGCTAATACCTCTTGAACGGATAATCTATCCGAATGTATACCCGTGATTATTTGTATTCGTAAAAGTTCTCGCTCAGTATCCTTTTGGTACTTCTCTACTGAAGTTGTTAAGTTCTGAATGGATGCTTTTAGACTTGCTAGTTCATCATTTTGCGTTTTCTCCAAATTAGCCCATAATTTTTTGAACACTTTTGTGCCAAAACCTATGATGCTTCCTCCTATACCAATATAAAACCCTATCTGTGTTAACACTTCAGGAGATAGTACCCACTTCATTAGTTCTATGAAGTGATCTTGTACCGTGTTCGGCATTACTTTGATCTCCTTGTTGAATAGTTTGACCACACAAAGACCCCAATTTTAGGATAAAAATCACTCCGGAGCTATTTTTGAGTGGTGGGGCGATGCATAGAGGGAAGGAATGTAGTGACCCCTCCCCTATGGCTGCGACAGATTTTTATTTTATATTTTATTCTGTCGGTTGCCGAATAGGAGTTTTGGTAGTTGGTTTGATTGTCGTCCAAACATTTTCAATTGGACCATTGTCAACAATCCAATTGATTGCTGCTGCTTGTACACCAAGCTCTTCAGTGATGTCGAGCAAGTCATCAGTGTTGCCCATGACAAAAGCTAATAGCTCAGGTGTATTGTAGTCATTGTCTGTATCATACTTGTACCATTCATCCCATTGAGTAAAGGGATTGTATGGATTGTCATACGTTGTTAGCATGACATCAAGTACTTCATCGTACTGTTCGTCCATTGACTACCTCCTTTACTCTACGATGTTCTGGATGGAACTAACTGATAGACCAAGAGCTTCAGATACTTCAGCATAGCTGTGTCCATTACGAAGCATGGCCTTAGCTCTACTTGCTTTAGCTAATGAGATAGACTCACTCTTACGAGGAGTAGCTAACTGCTTAAGTCTGTCTGCATCTGAGTACCGAATGATCTGTGTTAGTTTGTTAGTAGACACAGCACCAGCTTGAATAGCTGCCCACTCATCATCGTCAATGCTAATCCTTACTTTCTTACCAGAAGCTCCAACTTGTACGCGAGCCGCCGCAATAGATTGTTGCTTAAGCTTCTTAAGTTGGTCTGGCTGCATGTCAGGAGTTCGTTTAGATGCAATAGTTCTGTTAGCAATCAGTTGAGCTTGACGTTCTTTAGGAGCATTCATAAGAGCATCACTAAGCTTCTTGTCTAATGACTCGAGCTGAGGTCTGTACTTAATCTTAGCTTCCTTACTGATGTGCATGTTAGGAGTCTTGTCTACTAGATCACGACCCTTCTGCTGTAACTTACCAAGAGCATTGATATAATTACCGTACATGTTCTCGATAGGTGTACCAGAACCTAGCTTCTTAGCATCATCGACCATATCAACAATAGCTTTCTCTGTTCCTTTCTTACGAACAGTCTTAGTAATTGTTGGTTTGAGTCTTGGGTTAGCTGCTAGTTCTTCAGGAGACCGGTGTCTTTCTACCTTCTCTGTTTCAGATATCTTTCTCTTGGACAAGGAAATAAGAGTAGATGCTCCAGTCCCTTTGCTACCAGTTAAAATATTAGTATGCAATTGGTATTTCTTTTTAAGAGATGCAATATCATTTTCTCTTTCAGATCTCTTATAATCAAGACTATGTTTCTCTGCATCAATAACAACCATTGAATGTCGTACTGCACGAGCGATCTCTGATTGTGATGCGTTCTTAATAGTCATGTCAGTAATAAGATTAGATACTTCGCCCATTTGTTTTTGAGTATCGATCTTTGGAGGCTTAGGAGTATAATAAGCTTTGGTATCAAAGTTCTTTAACTCCTTCAATGAGCGAGCAGTTTTAATTTGACCCTTGTTGTTTGGAATAACCATAACAGAATCGCCATCAAAGTCTGCCCCTGAAAGTTTAGATGCAACGGATGAATCTATACCAATGGCGTCTTTGGCATTGCGCATAAATTTAGCAGCACCACTTCCAAGTTTATTGTTAACAGTTAGTTCTGGTAATTCAAATCTTCCTCCATGAGGATAACGAACGAGTACTACTTTCTCACCATTCTTAAATGATGGAGCATATACTTCGTTAGCTTTGATACCATCGAGAGGTAATAATACTTTACCTTTCATTCGATCAAACCCTGTTAATTTAAGAGACTGTCGTTTTGAATCCAAGCCATCGATAAAATCATTCATCAAGGCTTTCTTAACTACAGGATTCGTTAACTTAGAAATCTCTTCGTACTCTTTCTTAAGTTTGTTGTATGTAGTTTCAATACGATCCTTAACAAGAGCAGGTGGCTGTTTAGATAAGAACTGAGAAGATAAAGTTTTAGACCAGGAATTCCAGTCACCTTCTTCATTAACCTTATTGATTGCACCTTTCTGTCCACCCGGTTTAATAGTTGCTCCAAATGGATTATCGGGATCATCTTTCAAAGGTTTCAGTACTTTCTCTGGAGGAGTTCCTCGTTTCTTATTGGTGTTGAAAATAACATCGACACCTTTTGGAAAGTCTTCAGGATCTCCATAAACAGCCATACCTTTAAGATAATGAGTTCCACCAACTCCAATGCGAACCTGAGCATAATGCGAATTACCTAGATCAAGATCCTTGACACCAGGTCTCAACTGCATTACCCCATCTTTTGCTGTACCTCCATCTTCATCGTACTTAATTCCCACCCGTTTCCAATCAAGGTGCTGAATAGGCTTAAGCCCTAGTTGAGATACACCATGTTCATCTTTATAAATAAGAGGAGGTGTAATCTTATCTCTGTTTTGTCGTACTACAGAAATATCAGGTTCTTTAGACAAGACCTTCATCTCTACCCAGTGAGCGTCATTGGTTGCGTTCTTAACATAAATGTTGTGAACATGATAACCTTTTTCTTCTAACTGTTGTGTAGCACGTTTAAGCATACTGTCATTAATACCAAGTTGTTGGGCCGAGCCAGAACCAATATCAATGTAGTCATACTTGCCTACCAGTTTCTCCAAGTCGCCTTTGACTTGTTCCATTCTGGTAACATTATGTTTAACCTTGGCATTTAAGTTCATACGAACAGTAGATTCAGGGATACCTAGTTGTCTAGATATCTCAATCGATCCGAATCCTTTATCTGCTAATTCATTGATTCGAGAGATATTGTTCTTACGAATCTCTTGTTTAGCAATATTGTTCCGCTTACGAAACTCTGTTGTAGATATACCAAGTTTGTTCGCTATTTCCGTGTCTGTTAATCCGGTCTTGCGGTATTTAGCCACAACATCAGACCATCCAGTTGCACGTTGGTATGAATTATCTCCGGAACCCCAAGCATAGCGACCACTGTGAGGAACGGAGCCTTGATGTGGAGTTCCTCTATGTTCGAGGTACTCTTGTAAAGTTTCCGACATCATTCACCTCACGGTTTGTTTTCAAGTAATGCTGAGAACTCCTTAATGCTATGCATAATATCATAGACATCTTCGGGCTCAGGAATTACTTCATCAATATTATCCCCTTGATAAATACGCAGAATCATGTCTGTCTTTTCGGGTTTGACAGAATACTCAAGACAGAAATATGCAGCATACACTAACAATTGTTCCATCTTAGGTTTAGTCACACCTGTTTTTAAATCATGAATACGTAGGAATCCACGAGGATTATCTTTCTTTGGAGGATCATATCGAATAGCATCAGCAGTACCAAATGCATAAGGACTGTAAAATAATAAGACTTCGCTGTCCATGTTAAATCCTATTGCATCATTAACAAAATTGGCTAGGGCTGGATGTGTATGTCCAGGTAATAACCTAATTCGTTTGTTGATAGCTTCAGATGCAAATTCGTGTAACTCCGTTCCCCGTTGTTTCGCTAGCTCGTTTTCAAATCGACTAACTACTTTCTCGGGAGTATAATTTATCCAGTGACATTGACTAGCGCTTAGGAACGAATGTTTTCCTTCGTAGTCGTAATGCCTGTTCCATTTCATGCAAAACTTCCTCCTTGTTTTCAGGATATATAGTCCTAGCCCAACCACCGTTGTCGTTATACTTCTTCAAGTAATATGGTTGGTTCGGACGATATGGTGCCTTAGCACTCTTCTTGCATTCAAGATGAAATGACCAAGGACCTACATCCACAGACAAATCAGGAATCCCTTGAATATGCTTAGCGTCGTTCTTTTTAACGATAGCATCAGGAATCAAAGCCTCAATATCTTTAATCAAGACTCGCTGAAAATCTCTTTCCAATTTGCCCATTGCCGTTGTACCCAATTCCTCTCGTTGAATTTTTCTTTTTTCTTAATCGCTCTATATACAGCATCGTCGATACAGTCGGAACTCTTTAGATAAATATAGTGCATAGTCTCAAATGTCGTGTTGATACGATTTATGCGTCCCTCGCTCTGCTCCATAATTCGATATGAATAGTTAAGGGAATAGAAAAGAATTGTATCGGTTGTGATACAGTTCCAAGCTTCTGATCCGGCTATGTACTGAACTAAATAAATCCAGCCGTCACCGTCATCTGGAATACTCTCATGACGAGAACCATTCCATTGTCTATATCTAAGTCCGAGTTCTTCACAAATATCAATTAGAATCTCCAACTCATAAATGTAATTGTAGAACACAATCAATTTATCTTTGGTCATGATATGTTGTTTTGCATTCTCCTTTCGACGATCACTAGAACAAACTATTTTTCTAAGAACTTGTGTGAACTCAGAGGCGTTCATAATAGGTTCGTTGGTGAAAGGATTAAACCTGGATTTAACAGTTTCGTCATACAACTTTCTGTCGAAGTCACAGGTTACAAATACACGATCTATCTTAGTCTTACGGAAGTCCGCCATAGACACAATAATAGCTCGCCTATATCTTTCTAATCGATCTACCTTGTGGTATCTCTTAATTTGAGGGAATGACGTATATGGTTTGTACTCAACATGCTCATCAATAAAATGAGACTTATTGCGATAGAATCCATTGGCTATGAATAATACCATAAAGTCAATCCAAGTATCACCTGGCGTAGCAGATAACATAATCCATTTATTACGTCTGCTAATATCAATCAAGCTTCGTCCCCATGTTCCATAACCAACAGCACGTTGTTCGTCAAAAATAAAGAAAGCATCTTTGACGTCTTTGTACTTTTTGATATTGTTCCATGAATCGACAACTCCATTTATACCAAGCAACTCAAAATCACGTTGCCATTCTTTATCATCGCGCTTCTTTGCGACAGTGATAATATAAAGCGGTTTGTCCGAATGATTACGGATGTAGTAGAATAGGCCCGTTAAAGATTTACCCGAGCCTACTTTACCACAAAGCACACAACCATCTCTAAGATGATCTAATGCTTGTTCCTGATAATCATATAGTTGGACCATTAAAATCCGTATTTACGAGCCAATGGTGTTGATTGCACGTGGATATATGCTTTAGATAAGTCAAGGCGTGCGTAAGTTCCACGTTCGTGTTTCTCACGACGACGAATAACCATGTCACAAGCACGGATTTCCATTTCGTCAATCATACCATACATATCCGGAGTTAGGAAAGTGATGTTGTCAGTTGGCACTTCTTCATCAACATCCAATTCGCCATCGTCATTGATAAGCGCAATAACCGGAGTGCTGTACTCAGTATATACTTTGACCTTTATGTAATACGTTGGTTGTACAACATCTGGGTCGAGGTCTGGGTTCTTAGCTGCAGGATCGTGAAGTTTTACATTGATTCCATAATCTTGAAGAACTGGAACATCTTCTGGATCGATCACAATTTGGAAATTCCGGTCACCGAGTGCATTAAACTCAGTCTTACGACCTTCAAAGTTCGGTCTAAACATAAACCGAACATTCTCCAATTGCAACTGTTTATTACTAATAGCTAATACTTTTGTCATTTTATAAAATTCCTTTCGATTTGTTTTGACATAAAATAGCAAGAAAAAAGTAAAAGATCCTAAAATCTTTTATCCCTTCCTATTATGTGCCAAGTAATTTCTGCGAAATCCGCAAGCAACAAAATTAGGCTACCGCCGAAGTTTCTTCTGAAACCTCAGGCGATAAACCTAGAACAACTTGATAATCGGTTGGCATGTCATCAACAATTTCATTGATGTCTCCAACTTTCATAATCTTCTTCAAACCTTCGAGAGCGACTCTGTCATAATATGCAAAGTCAACATCATCGTCTTTAAATTCCGCAGATTGCTTGAACTTAAATCCTTTCGTGCCAGTTACTGACTTGAATGTTTCATTGTCTTCAGTCCACAATGCTTCTTCTCCAGTGAGAGATGCATAAATGGATCCTACTTTACCAACGAACTCTTTACCAAGATAAATATGACCCTTCGATTGTTTGGTTAGGAAGAAATCTTTTTCCTCAATACGTTCTTTGGTCCATACTCGTTTTAACAAATACGGGTTCAAGAACTCAGCACCAGTCGGAGACCAGCTGTCGTCTTCAAGTTGAGCAATATAAACAGCATTATTAATCAACGCCATACGTTTATAAGTGTGCTCATGCTCAAATTTATAATTGTATTGAGGTAGTGCTCCAAATTTATGAACGAAGTCAATAATGTAATCGTCCACATTTGGAATTTTAATTGAATCCGTCTTAATATGAGCAACCTCATATCCTTCGTCCTCAACAGCAAAGCGTAAGTCGACCATAAATAAAGCGCCACGTTTAGCAACGATGTTGTCAACGTTTGATGGGTGCTTGAATTTATTATCAAACTTAGCAGATGTCATACCATATACTGAGTTGATTACAATCTTCAATGCCGTTACCAAAGGTTTGATATATTCTGGATTATCCAAGAACGGAGCTAGGATACCATCAAACATTTGTTTAACTTCATCTATCTTGTTATGCTTAAGCAACACACGAACTTTAAGTAAGTCCGCATACCTTTGAGTATATGGTCCAAAGTAATTCATATTCACTAGACTGTTTGGATGCATAGACTCAACGTCAAGCAATCCAACGTTCTTGTAAATACCTGGTTTGGCATACACGTAACCACCCTCGCCGGTTTCAATACCACGATATGTGGATTTACCGAACTCGTAGACATAACCAGGGAATGTCTTAGACAGATCAACATAATTGAATTTGTCTTGTGGTCGTGGGTCATTGCCGAAGATAAATAATGCTGTTAACTGGTTGTTAGTTGCATTCATAGATCCACGGGAAATAGTTGCTAGGATTTCACGAGCAACGTAATCGGCATAAACAGCGTCGAACAATTTCTCAGTAGCATCAACGTCATTGACACAGTAGTCGACAACGACTGGTACTAAATGATCTGGCACTGGTTGATCCCAAGGGATTTCCATTTCTACGTGTTTGATACCAAGCTCAATTTCCCATTTCTTAAGTGACTGTTTCTTCTGGCTGTACTCATAAATATCAGCATAGCTAATTTCATAAGCAGCTGCATACATTCCAGTCTTGGCGTTCTTCTCGTTGATAATACGGTGTGACTGTTGGAACAAATCCATTTCACTACCGCCGAGAAGTCTTGCATAAAGAATATGGTTGTCGTATCGTCGATTGTTAACTCCTACGAGAGGGAACGAAAGTAAATATTCAATCTGCTCAGGAGTTGGATTAATCCACTTAACGAATTCATCGTCTCCATATTTCTTCCAGACAACGACAAACAGATTCGGATATACCTCAACATCAAAGAATACCAATTCTTCTTTGGGATATATCTTCGTGAAACCTGTGAGTCGATCTTGTATTTTATCTTCATTCTCATCTCGAAGTGTTGACCAAGGAATCTTCTGAACAACCTTCAAACAGTACTCGCGATTATTTGTTGATTTCAATGCTCGCATCATACAAGCATGTCGTAAATCATTCAAGTCATATTCAAGACCTTGATCGTGAGCCTTCTGAATTTCATGAGCAATCCAATCGATAGTCGGTTTAGTATTTGGATGTGATGGTTCCTTACCTTCAATCATACCCAACTGTCGTTTTACAAAATTACGTAATACCTGTTCGGTATACACAATATCTTCTATCTCGCTATACACCACAGCCTCCTTCTCTCTTAGTGGGAGACCTGAGGATATATGCGCGATTTCATACTCGTTGGCTTTCATGTTAATACGTCGCAGAGAAGACTTCCCGCGATATACCTTGATCTCCACATCCTCTTCGACCAAATTAGATAACTCATTCACATTACCGTCATAAATATAATGCAGGTGAATACCGTGGCCTGATTTGGATAATTCAGCGTAAGTAGGAGGGAACTGTCGGGCAGCTTCCTTATTCAGTTCCAAATCCTTCTTGCCGGTTTCTGGGTTCTTTTTATCCAAGTCAATAATAACATGACTCAGAGGAACTTTAACCCAGTGAAGTTGTTCCGTGTCGATATCCGCTAACACAGTCTTAACATCATCCCACTTCGCTAAAGGATTACCTTTCGAATTTGCGGGTTGTGCTGGGAATGCTGCTGCAATACCATTGAAATATGACGGATTGTCTAAGAATGTCAACCAATCTTCTTTCGCTTCTTCGGAATGTACGAATCGACCATCGGTCTTATCTCCGAGTCCTTCTGGATATACTACTTCCCATTTGAATCCGCGATATAAATTCTTGTAACGAATATTATCGATTCGAATCTCTGTATGAAACTCGTCGAAATATCTCATGAGCTCTTTCTTGATCTTGGCTTTATATCCTTCCGTCTTGAATCCGAGATCTTCAAGATATTCTTTATACATCTCAGCAACACGCTTGAGCGTAATATCCTTACCAATCTCCATAGAATTGCTTCGAACAAAGTCAAAGATAATATCAGTATTGACAGCCATCTCAATATCGAAGTAATCGTCGTAGAAAGAATAACCAAGTTCTTGGAAAGTATCCATAGCCATCGAAGCAATATACGGAACCTCGTACTTAACCCGATCAAACAATGCATCATACTCTTCGTGTGTGAATTTACGACCGCTAGGATTTACTACAACAGCCCGTCGAGTAATCCCCGAGTCAATATTTCTGACACGATATCGTTGGTTTGACGCAGTTACCAATAATCCGCTGAATGTCACATCATACGGTTCTTTGTATTTCTTGTTAACAGATATAGTTTCATGAGATGTCAGTTTCAACAATGGAGTATCATTACTGATCCTGGAAATATCCGTATCATCATCAATCAACAAAGGAACCTCTCGTATCTGCCCCGTTGCAAATGGTCCGCCACTCGTTAACTCCCTCAAGTCGATGGGAGCATGGTATCCGTCGAATATCATCTTGAATACTTTGAGCACAGTACCTTTACCAGATCCTTTTGGTCCATACAAATACATGAACTTCTCTATACCATCCATTTTGTTCATAAGCAAAGCGCCCATAAACCATAGAATCTTCTCAGCTTCATTTGGATCGTACAACGTATATAACAATTCTTTGAATGCCGGGCAGTCACCACTCACCGGAGTGTATGGTAATTTAACAGTCGCATAGTCTTCTCGCCTAATCTTATGATCTGCAAACAATATGCGTCTGTTGAAGTTGGTTTCAGGTTGCCAAAGGACTTTAATATAATCAACAAACAATTTGTACTTGCCGGCTGATGCTTTACGGATTTCCTTAACCTGAATCCTAGCTGTTGGATGTTCGGCTTTTATTTCATGATACTTTCTCCACAAGATCGAGTCGATACAATCAAATAAATAGTTCTGGTCCATTATCCATTCGTTTCCATCCCAGAAAGCAAAGAACGAAGAACCTTTGATAACCAAGTCTTTAATATCACCAAACAAGAAGTCTGGAGATATGACATAATCATAAACTCTGTTGTTACTGAAGTTTTGCTCGACAGTGACGTCTAAAAAATCAAACTTCACCGAAACCCTCCTTTTCTATCGTATTTTGTGAGTTGTGGCCAATTTCAGCCAATCAGACCAAATTCTACGATTTCCATCGATTTTGACCAATAGTCCCCATTCTCCCCTCTTCTCCTATTGTTTATATATATTATAAGCTTTTAACTCTTGATGTAAACAATGTAAAAACAGGGTCAAATGGGGGGATTAGGGACTCACAAACCCTAAAGTACCCTCAAAATCGCCGAAATATGCCCAAAAACCACCCAAAATAAGGCATTTTCAAGCTATTTCGGCTCCGCCCCAAAAACCCTTAAAAATTTGGGGGATTTTGGGGGACTGCTATTTTGAGCCATTTTAGGCCCATTTTTCCTATAATATCATAGTAATTTAACCACGATTTTAGCCTGAATCAACCCTGATTTTCCCACAATATTATAGGAAATCCGGCTGATTTAGACGATATAATTGACGATTTTGCCTCGTTTTTTAGCCTCATAGTAGTCAATATTACCAATTTTGAACCCATTTATACGACGTTTTCGCCACATAAATAGGTCATCTTTAGCAGGATCCAGGTTCAAACCAGCACAAATATCATAGATATGTACTCCATGTTTACATGAATATTGGATCTTTTGATGCATTTTATCAAGATCTTCATACTCAATTCCATTCCTGCTAAGCTCAGATACTCCAGTTAATCCTAAAGAATCCTTAATCAAACCCCGAATAATAGATGATCTAGGCTTAAGCATCCACTTAGGATAGTAATTAGAATGGTGCTCGGAATATGCGTCAGAGATCTCCAAGAAGAAGTTGATAACATCAATTGCTTCCACAATATTCTTCAGCTTCAAGACCTTAACCACGTTAGATCTGCGATCAGCATACATCTCAAACTGGATTACTGTAGGATCAGTAAGTTTGAAATACATCTTCCCATAGATCTTTGCAAGCATATATTTATCGTACTTACGAATATCCTTATAGAATTTGCACAAGTAATCTGTAAAGTTGATTTTAATTAAGTCTGTTCCGGGATCAATCACGACCATCGTAATTTACCTCCGGATCATCATAATCTGCTGTGGCAAAACGCGAGTTTGTGGCCAACAGTACCTTACCAAGTTCCCGCCAATATACCAGAGAAGGTCTAACGATAGGAATAATATTACCGCCATCAACCATGCTGGCATAGTCGGTCTTGATAATATCATCGAAGTCAATATCAACACCTTTACTAAACAAGTAACGACGAATTTCAATGTGTTGAGGAACGTCCAAAGCATCCTTTAGTAACCCGTGCATCCAGCGTACTTTCGGTTCAAACATCCATTCTGGCATGAGTGCCTTGTCCAAACGATATGAGCTTTCAGCAAGCATAGTAAAGAAGTTTATGACCTGCACAAACATATCCGGAGTAAGTCCATATAATACCTTACGATCATATCTGTAACCATAGAAGCGGTATTTGAATTGGACCTGGGTTGGATCTGAGATGTTGAAATACATAAAGCATTCAATCTTCTTGAAATAATCCAAGGCATCTGGACGATGTAATTCGAAAAGGCGTGTGAAATATTTGGTTAAATCGATAACATAAATGTCGTTTTGGGTAGTCATCTTTAATACCTCCTATTCCTTAGACCTTACGAATGAATTGGCGAATATCCAGAGTTAGATAATCACCTTTGAAGATCTGCTCAAATTTGATGATGAGTTCACCATTAGAAATCTGAACTGAAGTTATCTGTCCGTTACGAGTGTCTGTATTCCAAAAGATATTAGCAGTAACCCCTACAGCAAATCGCTTAGTCACTTCAGTAATATCTACAAGATCGGTGATTGGTACAGAGATTTCGTATTCGTTGACGCTAGAATCTTCCGGATCAATACCAACTGAGAAAATAGGACCTTTTGTTTCCAGCAGATCAGTATCCACATTAATAAGAGTTTCGATACGAGCAAGAGCATTACCATATTTAATGGATTTGAATTCCTTAAAATGGAAAATAAAAATATCTCCAATGTATGGAATGATAGAATCCAACGAATATAGCAGATCGTCTTTGAAAGTATTCCAAGTACAATCTTCAAAAGAATATAGCGTGTCTGGTTTACCTTCTGTCTGAACAGCAAACTTTTCAGCCTCTTTTTGTACACGAGCACAAACTTTAATACCATCACGTGAGTGTTTCACCCACAGAACATCATTCATATTGATGTCAAGAACCTTTAATGTCATACCATACCTCCTTAAATAACCTCACGGACAATTAGACCGTGTTCACGAAAAATAGGTTTAAGATCAAAGTCTTTACCCACTATAATAACATCTTCACCAGGCTTAGTCTGATGATTATCGAACCACAATATGAAGTTTTGTTTCATAGGCTCATTGTCAAATACCAAAATCTTACGATTATGATGTCGCCATTGTTCTAAATCATTAGATGCAAGACCAAGATGAATAATCAAAACGTTTTGAATTCCATTATCCACAATATGAACATTCCCTAAGGAAGGGATATTACCAACGAAGTCGACTTGGGAAGCACGAGAGCTAGCCAATATAGATGGTTGTTTAGCGATGTATAGCTTAACCATGTTTGCATCGTCAGGGTATTCGTTTGTGGTGAAATGAGCGTCATACAGACTTCGCCAACCTATAACATAGTCCTTAGCCTCAATAGGATAGTGGTGACAGATCCGTTTGTAATCTGCCACTGTCAAATATCCCATAGTCTTCAGAACTTTCAATAAGACACTTTTCAAATATGATGTCTTCTCCATACCAGACTTGAATTTCATTTGCAGCTCCTTTTATTTGATTGTAGGTTCGTATTTCATATCACGAAGGATTTCTTTGTTTTGAGCACCGATATCATCCAACATCATATCTACGCTCTCTTCCAAACGTTTAACAAATTTACGATAGATCTCTGCATTTTTACGTTTCAAACGATACAGGTTATCAGTATCATATAGGTGTAGGTTGTTAGGTACAATTTGTTTGAGGTGCATTGGATGGAAGAAAATATCATCAGATGCTTTAGGACTTGTATAGTCAAGAGCGCGTTTGTCGAATCCAAACATGTAGTCCTTAAGTTCGACTTTCTTATTGGCAGCTTTACGTAACTCGGCAATAGAAATAGAGTCGCCACGGTTTAATTTATCCAAGACATACATATACCAAAGAATTTTTTGTCCTTGAGCGGTGGTGTATTGTTCGTCGGTCATACCAGCGTTAGCAGCTTGCACAGCTTCGTCATTGAAATGTTTTGATTTGATAACAGGTAATCGAGTAATATCATACTTCATTAGTTTCTCCTTTTTGTTTAACGTAATACTACGAGAAGATTTGCTCGTAGATCCCAAAGTAACTTCCGTGTGTCAGCCTCTCCTACGATTTCGCTACGTAGAATAGCCGAATCCAAGAGTTCTTTCAACTTCCTGGCAGTTTCAAAGATTTCAGCATCGTCCATGTTCGAGACGACCTTATCTTTTATTTCGTCCATTAGTCTTTCCTTTCCAATTATACGTATTGTACTCAGAATGGTCCAGCTCCTTTTGGTAGCGAGTTGCGTCAAGAATATAGTAGTTTTTGACATCAACAGGACCACCCGGAGTAAACGTGCAGTCCAATGGTTTAGAGTCGAGAATATCCAAACGAGTCAAATGTGGCTCATCTGGATTATTCCAATATCTAACCAATGATAAATTAATTACAGGTAGATTTGTCCCTTGACATGATGCAATTTCATTACCATCAGATTTGTATTGAATGAACTTGTATGTCGTTGCATACTTTCTGAATATGGTATCAATGAAATCTTCTGAGTCATCAGCCTTGAACAATTCCTTAACCATAGCCAACAGTGATTCCGAACTTTCAAATATGAACATCCGGTGATCATTGTCGGTTTCTGAGATCACAAGATAAGGACAAAGCATATATTTGTCTTTACCCATATTGATCTTGATAAGATTATCCCCATAAGCTATCCCAACCATGATATTGGGTCTAGCCTTGGATAATTTGGTCCAAAACATGAATTTGTAGCCCTTATAATAGTCCTCGTTTAAGACTGATAGATCGCTCTCTGCGCACTTCCTGAGTACGTCGGCCCTTTCTATCGAATAAGGAACTACATAGTCGTTAAACGCCATTATATAGCCTCCTAGACCCCTTCTAGCGGGTTAGTTTGTCCCAAAGGTTATCTCCAGCCTTTGGATAGATCACAAGTCCATCATTTGATCCCCATTCGTCATAAACTTGACGTCCGAAAGTCAAATATCCCGCATGAGTCTTCTCCATAGGATAGATATAGCAGAAAGTGTTGATGGATTGGATTGTGAATTCGGAATTAATTTTCATGTTTGAGATCATGCGATTCATTAAGCCCTCAGGACTTGACACAATCTCTCGTGGAATACAGACAAGAACTTCGTCCTCATCTTTCCTCTTTGCCAGGAAGAAATTATGAGTAGGTGCATCACCATTCTTGTATTCCTTAATAGTGGTAATACGACTACCGCCGCATAATACGAAGTTGTATCCTCGCGCAGAATATACGTCAGTCAGGCTTCTAGAAAACCCTTCCACAACGCAATTATCTGATTCAGATTCGGATGCTTCCCATCCTTGGTTATATGACCGAAGTACAGGCGTCCCATTTCGCAAATACATGTGTTTCAAGTCGTAACCGTTGATCAGTCGGTAGTGACTTAATTTGTATTTGTCTTTAGTTGTCCACACGATCCAAGTGGGCATAACGGCCCACTCGATATCTGTGATGATTTTGTCAAGCCAATTTTTAAGATTAGCAAGACCTTCCTTTAGTTTTGCAAATAGTTCTTTCATTAGGTTGTCCTTTCTGAAAATATGATGCGATGTCTCGCGTAGTAATTCAATTCCTAATGTTAATTAATGGATTATCCAAATCGTTGTAAATGAAGAACGATCGAATATGATGTTTTGAATGCCCGAAGAAGTGTATTGCTGATCTAGATAGTTTTGTAACGTCCAAATTATTTAGATATACATCGCCAGTTCTACCTAACGCTGTATGACCAAGAATAATGATTTCAGAGTCAGTCAACAAATCTGCTACAAAAGCAATATATACGAAGTCGGAGTCTCTTAAAAATATAGCTCCTCCACCGGCAGAACAACGGAAAGAATACACCTTCCCGTCCTTCTTGATGATTAGTCGATTAATCTTCCTTGTCATCATCTTCTTCACCGTCCTCGTCCAGCTCCACAAATCCTACCTCGTGCTCAATACGTTTGTTATATTCGTCCCACAGTGACTTAGAATCATCATAGTCAGACTTAGGTAAACCAAACATACCGAAAGTATCATCATAATTTGGCTTGTTAGCGCGTCCACTTTCCAAATATGAGATAAATGTATCATGTGTAACAGCATCGAAGTCCTCAAACTCAATCGACATCTTGTCGAAAATGAATTTCAGATATTCAGTCGCAGATTTCTTACCACCTTCGACATATAGGTTTTCAGCAAACCAAATAAGCAGCTCACCAATACTTGCCCAGCTAGAATATTTAGATGCGAATCCAAAATATTCCACACGCTTGTCAATCAATTGTTGACGAATGTTGATCAAGGCAATGTTTTGTTTGTTAGGAGTATATTCCCAAGCAAAGATAGGTGCAAAGTCATCAATAAGTTTTGAATTATGGATTCCTGCACGGTCAAGAACTAACGCACAGTAGTAATCATAACTATCTTGCGTGTCTTTGTCGTAGATCATACGTTCATACTCCATTTCATTAGCTTTAAGCGAGCGGATTGTATACATCATATCGTCAATGACCTTACGAATTTCTTTCGCAGATCGTTTGTCGCGATAGTTTAGGAATCGATCCTTCATTTCGAATTCGTCAAATTTACGAACTACAGAAATAGTATCTCCTTGTCCGTCAGGTAAGTCGATAACTTCCTCAGTCATTGGATCATATTCAATCCCAGCAGCATTTTCATAAGGAGTGATGTTACGGATAATCATACCGTTTTCTTTACGCCATGCATGGCCATCACCAAATTCAAGAGGATCTTGGTCTTGTTCAATATCGCGTTCGAGATCTATCAGAGCATCACGCTCTTCGAGACGTTTTTCAATCTCAGCAGCTTCGTGCGCTTCCAACAGTTCTTCGTACGAAAGACCATCTTCTTCCAATTTCTTTTCTTCCTTATACCATTTATAGAGACGGTAACCGGCATAACCGATACCCGCCACTAAAACAGTATATCCCAAAATCTTCAAGTTTCTATTCATTATTGGAATATCCTTTCAAAATTTAATTATGCTTGTTCGTCCGCTTCTGCGTAGATGTTTGGAGCGTAACGGTTGCGTGGGCGTTTCCAGCGAACATATGTTTGTGGAACCATAGCTTTAGCTTCTTCATCCCACATGTCAAACGTATCCCATTCGATATAGAATTGATCAGTATCTGACCAGAAGAATGGTAGGGCAGCAGATGGCACTTCAAATCCAAGTTGCTCCAACACATATGGGAATGTCAATTCGCCCCATTTAGCCATTTTAGGAATCAGGATTTCATTGTAGATTTCTTGGATTGTGCGTTCGTTATATTCTGGTTCGCCAGGTGCATTGAGGTTAGAATTCTTGAAATATGCGCCATAGAAAAGCCCTTCGCTAGGCACTTCAACAGTAGTTTCGATTTCATTTCCGTCCTCATCGGTGATTGTGATTTTACGTGTGTCATGAGGAGTATCGAGACGTTTGAATGTTTTTTCGTCAAGAATTTCCTTAGCGCGTTTGCGATAACGAGAATGTTCTTCTGTGATTACCGCGAGAGCAGCCGTAACAGCTTTGAGGCGATTGTTCTGTATAGCGTATGAAAGTCCGATAGCAGCGCAGCTAGTGACCCCAAGCAAAACAGGAATAGCAATATCTTTGGCAACCTCAGTAGCGATTTCAACTTTTGATGGGACAATTCCATCCTCCTTCATTTCCTCAAATTTTTCTAAAGTCTTATCGACTTTCTTAGCTGCTTGGTAAGATGTCACAGCAGTAGCGACTAGACCTACACCTCCAGCAATAACCAATGCAAGTGGTGCATGTTTGATTCCAAAGTTCTTAGCAGCAACCAGTCCGCGACGTGAGTTCTTAGCGAGGTCTGCAAAATTAATTGATGGTAATTTCATTATGTATTCTCCTTTTATAAAATAGTGTTGATAACTTCATTGGATTCTTCTTTGAGAAGAGAATATCCGCAGATGTTTGATAAGATGAATGATGAGTTAGCTCGAACCTTACGCTCTTTATTAATATGAGCATCGTGTTCAAACTCTAGAACCCCATCATTAATAGACAACCCTGTCACATTACTGAATAACAGAGGCTGTTGGTTTTGATGCGTGTGTTTCTGATAAATCCTAACCCGCATATGTTTCCTCCTGTAGTGCTTTTCCGTGTTGAGCACGTTTGATAGCCGCATCACGGTATTCGTCCACAATATGCTTGTATTGTAGATATGTAGACGGAGTAAATCCGTGTTTGTTTTGCAGATCTTTGATTCGTTGTCGCACACCACGTAAATGTGTGTGCATTGATTTGAAGTCAAACACATCTGCACTATTGATCATGCCAATAGTCATTCCCGAAACTTGGTTCTGCTTAATTGAGATTTGTTCTTCTTTACGCATAAGATAATCGATGAGAAATGCGTACTCCGTTTCTGGAGTCCAATGCAATGAATAAGAGTTGATTTTGCGTACTGCGACCATAATTAGGCCTCCTGCTTTTGTTTAATAGCGATCTTGCGAATATCGGCACGTTCAAATACATGCTCGACAGTTTCGTTAATTTCAACCAAATGTTCAATAATAGTAACAGTGGTTTCGCTGCGTGTGTATGTCAATCGTAGTTCCTTACCATATTGGTCTTTAGGAACATAGTTAAAGTATTCACGACTACCATCGCGAAATATAACATCAATCTTTGTGATCATTTAAGCCTCATTTCTTCAACCAAGCAAATGCTAGGATGATCCAACCAACAGGACCAATGCAAAGTAAAAATAGTGTAGCAAGTAAGTTTTTCATTTTAGTTTCCTCCGTTTATCTTTTAATCCAATCCATGAATATGAGTAGCCAACCAATTGGACCACATGCGAACAAATATAAGTATGCTATATAGCGTCTCATTCTTTGTCCTCCAAATATTCAGATCCGAACATACCAATTCGAATTCCGTCTTCCTTACAAATAGCATCGAATGCGAAATATGATTGCACGCATCCAATAACATAACCGATTCCAACCAAACCAATGCCAATAACGAATTTCTTCATTAGTAAACTCCTAACTAAATTTCCTCAACAGGTGGGAATTGAATTGTATAACCTCCACCACGCGCAGCGACAATCTTAGATCCACGAAGATCTGTCCAGCCATAAGAATTATCAGTAAACCTTGATGGAATATCCGATAGTTCATAGTAATCTGCCACAGATACAACTTTGTAATGCTCAAGGTTACTTAACATGATGTTAAAGATTTCCTGAGCTTCCTGCGCAGTTTCAAAGTCAACGTATTTCAACACATCCGATGTTTTCTCGGAGCGACGATTAAATTGTCTATCGTAGTCGATACGTCCTCCTCCACGATATGTGTCCATACGAGTTACGTTATTTCGTCCACGACCCCAGTATTGTGCGGGCTGTCGATGATAAATATAGTCATCACCTAACACCGCACGTTGAATCGCGGTTGTAGTAATATCGACGAAAGTATTCTGAGCACTTGGGATAATAACCTCATGCACGAGATGTTGTACAACACCTTTGAATCCACCTTCTCCGAAAAATAGTAATCCGGCTCGAGATAACAAACTAGGTTTGCGTACTCGACCTTTAGCTACTGCCTTCTGCTTTTTACGCACAGCAGTCCCGTCATTTTTTTCTACCTTAGTAGATTTTTGTTTTACCTTATTGTAGTCAACCATTATACTCTCCTAACATTCAATACTGCAGACCATTCGTATGTTACAGGGTCCATTTGCTTCTTGACGCCGTCTGCAATATATGTTCTTCCTTCAAACCAAACACGATTATTATAACCATTAAGTTCGGTTGCTAGATCCGCCAACGTAATATCACTGGCGTTGTCTAATGGCACAAAGAATCTACCAGTGACAGGGTTAAAATCAGGGACATACATTGCGTCATAATCTTCTAATATGACCGCCATATATGTCTATGCCTCCTTTCTACGGCAAAAAATAAAAGAGGGTGTAATAACCCTCCAGTATTAGTCGATATCTTCCGATTCGAACTCAACGTCAATAACGTCGTCTTCGTCATTCTTAGATTTAGACCCAGCGAGTAGTGAGATCACGAAAGCTCCAGTCCCGATTAAGGCTGCTCCAACTAGTACTTTCTTAGCCACTGGACGCCACTTGGCAATTTGTTGTGCCATAGTAAGCTTTTCCGGTTCAGCTACGATAGTAGTTGTAACATCTTGCTCAACTGCAGCTTCTGCTGCTTTCATTTGCTCATCTGAGATAACCTCAGTTTGATTTTCAACGATTGTTTCTTTTGACATCTTTGTGTCCTCCTTTGTTTTAATATCGTTTCATTATCTGCTATGTAATTTCTGCGACTACTTTTTCCAAATTTTGGATAGTAACGTAATTGTAAAGACGATCCATACTGCTCCGGTGATTCCGATTACTACAGATGGGCCATAAATAACGGCTGGAAATATCCCTAATGCAATCCCGCAGATAATTGAGAATGGTACGGATAAAACCAGCACAGCAGCTGTTAAAATTATTTTAACTGTTGATGTATTCAACTTCCTTAATCTCCTCTTCGGTTCAAAATGTTTCGAATTCCTCCATATCAGAGCGTTCGAAATGAATGGTGAGGTTGTCAGGGAGTTCCATTTGTACTTCAGAGCTGCAAGCGTAAAAATTGTCACGAAGAGTGTCCATGTCTTTGAGCGACATTGGAATACGAATATGTTTTCTCATTAATATTTCCTCCCTAAGCGGCGAATAGAGCCGTATTCATTCACCAATAAAATAGTATTGACAAATCCATCAGTACTTGGAATACCGACAGACTTGTCTTGAATAGCATATTGCTTATTGTTAATAACCAGCACATACTCACAATTTAAATCCAACATATGTACGATTGAAATAGGAATATCCACAACAACAGAACTGATTCGTCCGTCAGATGTTGGGAATGTATCCTCATATTTGCCACCAAATGTCGTGGTTGTCCCTCTATAATAAATAGACAACGAGATGTTTTGTTTCTGTTCCATACCAAACCTACCTCAAATATGTATTGTCCTGCAAAGCTTGTTGCAGAAGTTCTTTAGTTGTAGATGTTCCAACATATATTCTGTCGAACATCACGTCAATGACACTCAAGAAATATTTGATAGACTCTTTATCACGTTTGACATAGGCAGTCTGACGATCTTCCTCATAAGGCTTGAAAGATTCTTCAGATATGTTCATACCTATGTCTTCATAATAAAATGATTCGGTAAGCGTGAGAACAAGCTCGTCTACAAGTCTCCTAGACAATTTGAATAACAGCCCTTCCAAATCTATGAATTCTAGATTATCGGGGATAGTCATCATCATGTTCAAATATGACTTGTAATCTTCCTGAGCTTGATTCTCACACCAACTAGTTATAAGTCTATCGATATAGAAATCCTCGATCATGAATACGTTTTGTAAATCCATAGATCGAATATTTGCTATAATTTGGTTCTTGAAATCATTGCTAGATAAAATAACCTTTTTATCTTTCATGTTTCTTTCTGTCCAAACTTTCTAACATTTCTTTTCGCATTTCATCCGGATTCCTGTTGAATTCGAATATTACTGACTCAGCATCTTCTTTCATAGATTCTTCAGTTCTATCTAAGACATGCTTAAATACATCAGACATGAATTTTGTATCTTCATAAGATACATCCGGATCATGGAATGCGTTCTCGTAATATCGTGAGTCTATGATTGATAGACATAGAGCATCTACAATTTTACGAGCAATTTTGAATACGAAAAGATTAGGATCTATCACAGTAATACCATCCGGCACACTTGCGAGGAATACATAATATGCTTTGTAATCCTCTTGCGCTGGTGACATTTCTGTTTCAGGATCCTTCTCCTTCCATTTAGTGATTGCCGCCTCGATCAAAGATTGGTTAATATACAACATATCAGCTAAAGGCATATCTCTAACCATTGTTTCAACCGTCTCCTTGAATTCGGTAGACGACATAATATAACCTTTAGTCATCTTCAACCTTTCTTCTAATTCCGAGAATATCGGAAAGAATTTTGAGACCTTCCAAAGTCATTTTGTCTTCTTCGGTCTCTGGTGTAAATACATTTTCGAAATAGTTTTCTTCCATTATATATCCTCCAGTAAATCATTATCATTAAGCGATTCTTTACAATACGCAAATATGATCGACTTAGCGAATTCTTCATCAATCAATGCATACTTGCGTTGTAGTACGGTACAGCCAGGATACTTTTCGCTAGGACCAATGATCTTAGCCTCCATACAATATCCCCAATGAGGGATTCCGTCGATTGATCGTTCATAAGGCAGTTTTGAATCAACAACATATTCGGATCGTTTAAACTCTTCTTTAGCGTAAACTTCATCCGAAAAATGATCCCATGTTGTGTTCATAAGAATGTTGTCGACTTCTTTGAGTTCATATTCATGAAAAGAAGACGCATCGTATGTGAGATCTTTCATATCATACTCAGTAATAACAAACCCGATGTTGTCAGGATTCTTACGAACAGATTTGCGACGAATCGCTTTACTGTTGAATGTATAAAATGCAACGTCGTCAAGATCACATTTTTCAGAGATATTACTTTTACGTATACAACCTTTCCATTTGTTGTCTTGAGTTTTTATCAAAGTAATAATACGGACAGGAATATGCTTCCCATCCGTGGTATATACGCCCAAATATAACTTCTTTATATCCACACGATTCATAATTAGTCCTCCTGTTTATCCAAGTGATTCCACATAATCTTGAAAAATGCGAAGACTAATGCCGCTGCAATTACAAACGAGATTCCTGTTAATTCCCAAACTGACATATCACTTGTCCTCCTTCTTTAGTCCATGATGACTATGTAAATACATTTTGATATGAATACGCAATTCATTCACAAGCCTGTTGATTAAAATAAGATCCCGAGTTTTATAAGTGTTTGTCTTACGTTTCGGATTAAGATATTTCTTATAAATAGCAATATCTTCTTTAATGAAGTTTGCATCTCCGTATGGAGTACCTTTAGCTAGTTCCAAATAATACTCAAGACGTTCAATACATGCGAGCGTACGTAGAATCATCTTTGCTTTATTTTTAAGGCCACGTTTCATTTGTTTTCTCCATTCTTTTGAACTAAATAATTGTAATACCCAAGCATTAAACCTCGAGTGGTATAATTGCTTGGTTCCTTTATATAAATAATAGTAAAATCAAATTTGTATTTACATTCCGGGAAATTGAATGTTGGTACGTTAGGTTTAACACCAATATCCATATGTTCAACAAATCCTAGAAGATTAACTAAAGCAGTAGAACCATCTATCTTATCAATAGGTTTGAATCCATCCATTTTATTCCAATAGTACTCATAAAATTCTTCTAAAAATTTCCTATTCGATGAATGTAATGTAACCTCTGCGGAGAATAGCTTTTCACCATTCTCCAAGGTACAAATATTATTGTCATATCTGCTGGATATTTTAAGATCTTTCATTATTGACCTCCGTATTTGAAGTAGTCCTTCACGAATTCACGGAATGAAATATCCAAAGAATTCTTAACATATGTTAACTCCATCATAAAGAAATGAGGACGTTCTCGTTCATATTTAGAAGTTACAGTTGTATCAATATGGGAAATGAAGCCGAGGATAGTTCCTGGTTCTAATTCCTTAATTCCTCGGAGACCTCTAGTCATTGACAATTCATCATAGGCTGGTTTGTTAGCATCAAGTTGTTCCCAAACAGATTTTCGATTATACCCAGAAATTCTAATTGTTGCTTTGTATACATCGCCATAACCATGATTATATTGGTATACATCATACTCGCCATGACACTCAAACAATTCGTTAGTGTCCGTACTATTTTCTGGTTTTAATAACATATTATTCTCCTTTACGTTTCATACCATACATACCAGCCGCAAGAACTGCAATGACAATACCCCCGAACAACAGATACGATTCTTCAGCATCTCCTGTAGCTGGAAGTTGTTGTCCTTTAGTAAAATAAGTTGTTTCTTGAACTTTGTTACCTGGTTGATCTGGAGTAGGAACTTCAGTCTTAGGCTTTTCTTCTTTAGGTGCAGGAACATCTGGGATTTTCAGCTCCGGTAATTCCAATACGGGCACTGGCGGCATTTGTGGAATATCCTTAAGATCGATAGTTGGTTTGTGGTGAACTGGCGCGTCGTTAGGAATAACACCACCTTGCCATTCAGGTTTATCATACTTAGGAGCATCAAATGGTACAGTTCCTCCGTTCCATTCCGGCTTAGTATGTACAGGTGCTTCGTTAGGGATTGTTCCATCTTGCCATTCAGGTTTTGTATGAACTGGTGGATCCAAAGGAACTACACCACCTTCAAATTCTGGCGATTCATATTTAGGAGCATCATTTGGGTTATCCCCTTTTGGACGAGACTTACCTTTAGCTTTACCATTGCCATCATAAAGCTTAGTTTCTGCTTCGTGTGATACAAAGCCGCCATTCCATGAGGCAGTGAAGAGGTTTGTCGGATTGTACAACACCGGCGTACGAAGACGAGTCATATATTCAACCATAAGAATTTTGTTTTCAATACGGTCAATATGTGTTGCGAAACCGTTTTTGTTAAATTTGGTGTTAGCCGCAGCTTGAGTAGCAGGACTGTCGTATACCCAAGGATCAACATCCTTAACATATTGATAGATAAGACTGCCTTCAACATAGTCTTGATCATCAGACCATGTGTCTGCGATGTTTACATCATCCATTGTTTGGCGTTTGTAATTCAAACGCGCAACCCAGTGGATAAGGTTTTGGTCGGAACGGTCTCGATAACCATATTTATACAATTCCTCATTAGGATTAATTGTTCCCTTAGAACCTGCGTTAAGTTCCACGATTGTGCCGTTGAATGAAATGTTCTTCTTAGTGTTTTCTTGAACAACTTCACGGTTGATTTGTGTGTGGAAATTAAGGGAAATGGATTTATCCAGTGGATGATCCTGGAAGTAATTGTTGAACGTTGTCGTAACAGTACGCTCATTTGCTTTAACATCAGCTGTACCAACTTCTGTTTCGCCAGTTTCATTGTACACTGGGAAGTTGTAGCTGGTTTCAAGGTTTAACTCTTCAGGGATATTGAATTTCATTGTATCCCCAGAGTTAATTTGAACTTCGTCAGGAATATCTGTTTTAATGTTAACTTCAACATCAGACCAGATGGAATCTTCTTCTTTTTTAGTTACTGTGACTTGAGGATCTGTAGCAATGAGTTCTGTAGACCCCTCTTCCTTTGTTACATCCGCGAATACGGATTCAGCAACTACCGCAGAACCAAACAGAGCAATACCAAGAGTCATAAGTTTAAGTGTTTTCATTATTGTTTACCTCATTATTTTTTTTTATATGTTTTAAGAATTATAAAAAAAGAAAGAGCGTATTTAAACGCTCACTTGAATGTATTCACTTTCATGGTCGCTGTATAGAGTTACGTTATACCCTGTTTCAACCATTTTGCCGTATACAAGATCTATGTTGTTGCACAAGGCTTGAAAATCAATTCCTTCGATTCCGAAATCCACAATATCAATATTTGTGATTTCAATTTCTCGGGCTCGATTAAGATACCTTTCTGCAATTAAATCGTGTACATGTTCCATGATCAAGTCAAGATTGTCCCTAACTCGGTTACGGTCTTCCAATTTAAGTGTAAGTAATTTGTTGTTTTGCATGTTAAATGCCTCCTTCTTTATTTTCATTATACAACATGTAATTACTGCGGAATCTTTATAATTTTAACTTTCTTTCCACAGTCGAGTACACGTTGAAATGAATCCAAGAAGGTTTGTGATAAAAATGTTTCCAAAGTAGCTTCTAGAGTCGATTCCATGTTTAGTCTGAATTCATCATCAAGAATTAATTGATATTTACCATAGCTAGGATCCACCGTATTTTCATACATATCATAGATAAATTGTTCGTCCAATAATCCCGCACCAAATACTCCGCGATTTGAATTGAATGAGATTTCGTCATTATCGAAAAGTACAAATTCAATAAAAGCATCGTCAATCCTAGTTCTAGGTTTGATTAATGTAGAACCTTGTTTTAAGGCTAGAGTTTTAATTTGTTCGCAAGTATTACTTAATTCTTCTCGTATATTAAGTAAGTATTTTTTGAAATAGATGAAATTTTCGATTGCTGCTTTGAAATGTTTAATGTTATCGAAATGGTATGCCGTTTCGGATTTATTCGTACAAATATATATGACCTTATTCAAATCATCATTACGAACATTAAAGTAAATTTGTAGAGTTTCATCCTCTCTACAACGAACTCCACGAAGTTCTTTCACATACTGATAGAAATCCGTAAAGTCAATCCGATAAAATAGATCACTACCGATACCATTAACAACACTTAGCGCTCCTTTTTCTTTATGGATATTTAGATAAAGTCGAAGTTGTTCTGAATTTTGAATTTCAATCTCTCGAGTAACTTCATCTGGATCCTTAAGTTTTCCGAAACGTTCGCCAGATCTGACAACACGAAGTCCGGAATAAAATCCAAGTCTAGGCATACCCCTTTTTAACAATTCATCAACTCGTTCTGAATCTGGACGATCGTCATCATCTTTATAATCAAACCATACAGATGCCATAAGAGCATAATTAGATAGGTCGCGAAGAGTATCCGAAATGCTTTCGTCTTTGACCTTAGCTTCAGATTTAATAAGCGTGCGAAGTCGACCCATTTTGTCGTCCATGCGAATAAGAGCTGCTATTAGCCCATATTCCTCAAGAGAAGATTCGAAAGAGTTTCCATAGTCAGCGTTTTTATCAACAAAGGTTTGTAACAGTTCGTCATGCGCATTTTGCATATTTTCTTTTGTAATTTTTGTCATTATCTGACTCCTTTAAATTTATTTTGAGAAAAAAAAGAAAGGGTATAATAACCCTTATTTAAATTTAGAACTAACCATACCCCAGACTTTCGAAGTGATGATATTCGTCTGTTCGAAATTAAGCACTGCTGCCATTCCTACAAAGTTGACGACAGCGTTAAAACCATCTTTCCAAGTAATGCTGTTCTTGCGTTCTTCGTTCTTCAACGCCAAGAGCTTAGCATACTTGATAGTCAATTTTAGCACTTCATCGGTTGTAGTGGCATATGCCATCTCGACCTTGCATAATTCCATTTGCTTGTCAAGCCCGTCATAAAGTAAGTTCATTAAAATATCGTACATTATTTGTACTCCTTTCTTTTTCTCATTATGGTATAAGTAATTCCTGCGATCATCTGTTTATAATGTTATTTATTAGATTGTAATCTGGCGCTAGATGCCAAGATAACCAAACTGAAAATACAGTATTGAATAAGATTACGAATGGTAATGCGATATTGATATACACAAGAACCCGATTGGGTTTACTTTTAGCATAATATTTACCATCAGTCATTACCATATTCCTCCTCTACAAGACGCTTGAATTGTTCTTCGCTGTTTAATTCTTGCAGTTCCACATTTACTTTGTGGACATTATATACCGCTACACCAGCAACAAATAAAGAACATACGGTGCCAAACATAGTAAGAACCGCTGCTTTAATTTGTTCCCTGGCAACTCCTTGACGTAGCCCGTGTTCATAAGCCACTTGCATCGCTGGATCTTCGAAATGTACGCTTGGTTTTTGATTGTCTGTTAATTTAAACATAATGTTACTCCTTTTTTATTTAATATCAATCGAAGACAAAATAGCATTGTACGATTTTTCAATACTTTCTGCTTCGTTAGTTGTTACGATAATTTGTTTGGCAATAGAATATGAATTTGGATATTGTGTTAACAAAACCTCCAATAGACGATATTTTCCTGTTAATTCAAGAACCATAAGATGGGCTTTTACAACTTTGGAATTTTGACCATCCGTATACTGAACAAGTTTATTCAGTTCTTCTACTTGTTTGGAATAAGCATATTGGTATATCTCCATTTGATCAGACCATTGTTTACGATGATTTCCAAAGAAGAAGTAAATCCATAAGAAAAATGCCTCGATACGAGTTTTCATTATATCATCCTTTCAACATAAGTTTTGCGATTGCCTTGTCCTTAAGTAGTTGTTTAGCGGCATATGGCATGACAAGTTTATTGTGAATAGCAGATACTCCAAGATATGATCCATAGAGCAGCAAGGAAAATGTAAATGCGCGAGATGTGATGTTTCGAAGAGCGTTGACATTCTTCTCAGAAAATAGAGCTAAATCAAGAGTAGCTTTGTGATTTTTTAAAGCTAGTTCCAAAATTTTAGGATTGTCGGTGTTAATTTTCATGTTTATTTCTCCTTTTAATAATTTGTTTTCCGTATCGAGCTTTAAACTCTTCACGAAGTTCTGGTCGTCCGCATTTATCGAACCGGTCTTCATAATAACCAGCCCAGTCCAATAGTTCCTTCAAAGGTTCCATTTCAGAAATCTGGAATTGGTCCTTGTCAATATGATTATATCCACAATAGTCCCTAACTCGGACAAATGCGTAATCGCCATCCATCATAATGACGAGTTCAACAATTATACCGTTTTCGAATGGGTAATTGTAATGGGTCATAATCTTGGATTTGTTTTGAATGATGAAAGGATTCTTCCTACCAAACTGTACTGGCCTAACATTTTTAGACATAGCATCCTCCTTTAATTTTTATCCAACAGTCCATTCATCTTGTCGATAACATTTCTAAGTTCCTGCTTGTCTTTCTCTAGTTCGCCAATACGAATTTCGAGTTGATCGATATGTTTGTCTCGGTCATTATCACCGCGACGGTCAAGAACTTCGAATATACCTAATCCGAACAATACAAGCCCGAATAGGATAAAACACGCAATACTACGATTAATTTTCTTCATATATTGATCCTTTCTTTATTGAAATAACATTGGAGGATATAATCCTTTAACCCAACGATCAGTTTCATCAAGCTTTTCTTTGGCTTTAGGTAGAGATTTAGCTTTATCGACAAATTCGTTAGCCTTAGCCAAATCATCGATTTCAAATATCGATTCTTCAACGTTTGAAGATACGTTGTCTTCTGATGTTTTAGGAAATGATACCACAGTATCATATTGTCGAACGTCTAGATATCCATCAATACGGGATACTGATAATACAGGTTTCTTATCACGATTTTCCATATCGTAAGACAATTGTACAACATAACCGTTCGGGGTTCCATAGTAGAACGTCTTTAATTGACCTGATAATAGTCCCATATTTGGTTCAGTCCATTGTTTTCCGTCTTTCTCTGGTGGAGACAGCGGTGAAATAGGCGTATTTGGCATTATTCTATACCTCCTGGTAATTTGATAATTAGAGTTGGATATACCATCTCCATATCGTGGTCAAGATCGTAAGATTTAGTTACATTAATATCGACCTCATACCCAGCAGCTTCTAAATCGATAGCGACTTGTCGCATTATGACATTAAGAGGAAACGAATGTGTATTTTTGTAGTTGTTAGATTCTAGTAGCTTTCGAAAGGCTACGTTTTGAATATAAACAACATCAGAATATGATTTCGTCAGAATTTCGTTTACATGATCAATGATAGCATTGTAATCGAATTCTTTGGACAATAAAATATCCAAACGTTTACGATTTAACTCATTTACATTAATTATTTCACTCACCCATGATCTCCTTTCTAGGTTCATACTTTTCCTTTAGTTCCAAGTACTTGTCATAGTAATATGTAGCAGCTTCGTCACGAGTCTTCCACCGGTTCTCAATCATTTCGTATTGATGTTCCAATGAGAAGATCTTGTCTTCCTGCTTTTTAATTGTATTTTGATACACAACATTTTTGTCATGTAACTCAATAGAATATCCAAGTAGTACTATTGTAGAGATAACCACAAATGCACTAGTTAGACCCATTATCCGTCGTCTGATTCTTTTTCGCATAAGCATCCTCCGCTTTAAAATATCTTGTAATTCGTAGGTTGTTTACAGTTTCTGGATCCTTTAATCGATATCTCGTATCAAAAACATCTAAAGAAAGTCTATCGATATAAATATCTGTAATCTCTTTAGAATGATCTTTACTAGCCAATCCAGGAATAAAGAATATAGGATTGAAATACCGACAGTCAAGGTCTTCATCAATATCAAACATTATAAATGGATTTCTGTCTGGATCAAATGTAACAACTGCAAATATATCATTGCCGTCACGAATCAATTTGGCTTCGGCAAATTTTTCATAAATAGCATTAACAAATGGAATATCTTGATGTTTTAAAATATTCTCCAAACCTTCCTTTGTCAAAGAATAATCTGACATTGGAATCTTACCATCCTTAATTATACAACCTTTATAATACATTATAATTCCTTTCTAAAAAAATAAAGGCTAATGTATAATTAGCCTCCAAAGATTTTAAATGCTAGATCACATAGTGTCTTGCACCAAAACAAGTCCCATAAAGTTTTGACTGCTTTCATAATGTGTTCCTCCTTTTATTATTTCTTCATTATAGTATATGTAATTACTGCGAAACCAGTACTAGATGTCGGATTCGAATAGATTGACCATATCCTCTGTCTGGGTTTACAGTTATATGTTCTGTAGGATCAGTATTTTGAATTAACATACGGTCGATAGTATTTGTCGTAACAAATATATCCCATCGATATAGATCCAAACTCATGTCTATAATAGACTCATTGACTTCTAGTTTATGAGGATACTTTATGAAGAATTCGCCATAAGCCTCGATACCCTCTACCGATCTATTGTGAACATTATCATAAGCTAATAACACATCATCCTCATTAACCAGAATAGATCTAACCCTATAGTCACTATCCATTGGTCTAACCGTTTTCAAAATAACTCGAATATATCGCTGCATATTATAATCCCTTCTTTCCAAACAAATATGAGAGCACGATTGTGCCTACCCACATACTTCCAATAGTAATTCCTAATATATCCATAATGCCCATTGTGGTAGTCTTCCACGACCACCAAACTTAAGTCCTTCCTGTGATAATAGTTCTTGGTAAGCCATAGCTTTACCATCTGTAAAAATCGTATGATCATTTGGTGCTGAAATTATGAAATGTGGCAACTCTGTGTAGTCAACACCGTAGTCTAACATGTCGCCAATTGTGTGAACATAAGTTTTAATAAGTGCGAAAGTATTTGGGAAATCCCTCGCACCAATAGAAAGCATCTTAACGCTAGATAAATGACGTTGTAGAGCATCTTTTGGTACATCTATATAGATGCATTTGTCGTAAGACTTTTCGGGAACGATAACGCCCTGACAGTACACTTGGTTTCCAGACAAGACCATGTCGATCTTTGTCCGGAAAGTGTCATCATTATGATTGTAGACAACTTCGATCCTACGAATGTAGTTGTTGTGTTTCTCTATTACTGTTGTTTCCGATTTCTTCTTTCGTTTATTGAAAACTGGAATCCTAATCTTATCAAACGGTATCATAATTTATCCTTTATAGTTTTATTGGACTAGGGAGGTCTAAGTAGAAACCTTCATTATCTCTCCTAATACGAACATTCGAAATGGTTTCTTTGGTCCACCCGTATTCTTCAGAATCGTCAGCATAATCCAAAAATGTTGCGATTGAATAATCTTTCACAGTAGCAGCTTTACAAATACAGGCTATATCCATTAAATGATCTAAAAGAAATTGTGAATATAGTCGATCAATGAAATGTACTTTTTGAAATTTAACAGTGTTTGTCATAATAATTTCTCCTTTAGAACTTTATAGGTGTCGGTAAATCCAACCAGTAACCTGAACGATTGTGTGTAATAGGCGCTGTACGAATCATTTCATCGTCCCAGCCGTGTTGTCGATCGTAGTTGTTATTAATAAAACCTAAAATAATCGAATAGTCACGACAGTTAACCCATTGATACTTCTTATACCAGTCAAGCATCTCTTTACGAACTTCCTCGACTTCTTCAGGCGTTGGTAGAGGTCGCTTCGGAATGGCTAGTGGTTGTAACAAACGATCTTCGTCAATGTTCATATTAGAACCTCCTTACAAAAAAATAATGAGACATGTTGTCTCAAGAAAAAAAGAAGAATGCGGATTTGCGGCATCGTCACCGCACTTCTATATAATGTATAGCTGCTTTCCTATTTCACTAAGCAAACCCTTCTTGTGTTTATATTCCTCTTCATTATGATATATGTAATTTCTGCGAAAAAGAAAGAGGACTAATTGTCCTCAAATAACGTTGTACAATACACAGTACATGCTGATTTAGTAATTAATGCTATTGTCTTTAACATAAGTTTTACAGCTTTAATTCTAGAATAGTTATCGTATTTTAACAATTCCATCAGTTTATTTTGTACACCATGCAACTTTACACAATTTACATGTAGCTTTCGAGTATATCTATCCATTTCAATGTCAAATGGATTGGAATCCTCGCAACTATCTATGTAAACATTTAAGTAATATGCGTAGCTTTCGATCCAATCAATTATTAGATTTAATAACTCATCTAGGTTTTCTGCGTCCTTTATATCCTTAGTATCAAAAGGCATATAATAACCAAAATCACTCAATCTGTGATATAATACTTCATTATGTTTCATAATTGTTTCCTCTTTTCTTATTTCTTCATTATGCGCCTTGTAATTAATGAAGAAAAAAGAATAGGCTAAGATAGCCCGTTCTTAAAAACCTTTATTTTTCAAGGTCTTTAGCACGTAATGTAAAGTTCTCATCCGTTCGTTATGATCCTCCGCATCTTTTAGAATATATCCTTCTTGTTCGAGTTTCTTAATCCTTCCCTCTTCAAGAACGGCATATCCCGCAAGACAGCGGAATCCAATTTCCCGTAGTAATTTTCTGAACATTATGTGTTCCTCCTTTTATATAATTAGTTTTCATTATGTACTATGTAAATATTGCGAAAAAAAAAGAAGAAGCTATTACGCTTCTTTAAGTGCTTCGTATTTATTGTGAATTTCATAACAGATTCTACCCATTTCAATGGCTTCCTCTTGATGTTCACTAGCATACTCAACTCCTTTTTCATAGTAATAGCTTTCATCTTTTTTACCACATATAGTCATAAGTTCCATACTAATTCCTTGTAGTTTAAGATATGTATCTGGATCGATACGTACTTCTTCACCTTTCGGTGAGCAGTAATCGAGTGTATTATTGAACTCTCGTACAGTATTGTCAAACTCTTTGATTTGTTCTTCGGATAATTCAGTTGTATCCCGAAGAAACGTCATCAAATTATTTAAATACTCACGAATAGCCAATATTTGCTCAATACCCTCACGAGCGGCAATTTCAGTAACTTCGTTTCCTTTAATATCAACATATTTCAACATAGTAATGTCCTCCAATAATTATATTTGTTTTCATTATTGGATATGTAATTTCTGCGTTCGTTTGGTAAAAAAAACAGGACCCATGTAGGTCCTGCGATGTTATTCTTCAAAAGGATTGTCAAGCTTATGCGTAATATTAGCTGTGACCGCTAATTGTTTTACAACACGAACGAGTTCGTCTTGAGTTTTACATACACGAGATAACAAATCATCTTCAATTTCCGTATAATGTCCTTGGTATTTAGATGTTAATTTGTATACTAAATAATCGTAAAAAGTAACCATATCGCTCTTCTTCGATTCTTTTTTATAGTCAGCGTTATTACCAATCATATTATTTACATCTAAGATCGATTGAAATAAACCGCTAGGTTCACTGTCTAGTAACTGTTGAACAATGTAGTAAGTAATAGTGGTTTTCATATCAGCATATTGTGATCGTGTGCCATCGCCTACCCCATCGGGCCCATTAGCATAGTCAAGATACTTGCCGTCAGAATTGGCAAATAGTCCTTTACGAATTTCTTCAAGGTTAATAACTGTCTTAGCGTCTGCTTTAGAATTTTCCTTAATTTCATCAACTTTAATTTCAGTTAATTCTACAACAGGAATACGATTAATAAATACAGTATCAGATGGATAGAACGATTTTGATGTCTTTTCTGGGTATACTGTTGATTTATCGTTTTTGAGTGTAAAATAGAATTTAAATTCTGGCAATGAACTGAATGTAATATATACATCTCCAGTATATCCAGATAAATTCTTATGCATAGTAATTTCGATAGGATTGGTGGCATTTTTAAATTCTTTAGAAAAGAATTGATCATCATTAATAATATCGTTAACTTTTACATATAACGTATTATTAATATCTTTAAGATACTTTTCAGGTAAGTGAATTTTAATAGTATCCATCCCTGCACGCATATCCAAAGTTGTATTAAGGATTACATTTTTTGCACTTACAACCATTATTTATCTCCTTTTTCTTTTAATTGAGACAGTTCTTCCATAGCCTCAATATATTTTTGCTTATAATAAGCTCCTTCTGTTTTGAGAGATTCATTCTCCCAAATTAATGTGGTCAAACGTCCGAGCAACCCATTTACGGATCGCTCAATACGTTGGTTTTCGTCCATTTCATAAATGTCTGGCATTCAGACCTCCTTATGTAATAGCTCGGACAATAGCACTCCTAATATAAGGATTTGCCTTGCCTTTAGCATAATGGTATCCGACAATACCTACAGTATATCCGGCCACCTGTGCAGCTAGTTTAATTTGTTTACGTCGACTCTCGGGAAGATTTTTCCAACGAGTTTTGAGGTTTCTAGCAGAGGTTATTACACCCCACTTCATTCCTTTCTTACCATAATGTTGGATAACATCTTCCGAGGAATCTACGTGAACTAAGGTATCATTATCATACAATAATACCATTAGTACCTCCTAGTATTTCGTACGACCGTTCTTCTTAACGTTAGCGTATCTGTTCTTAGGACTATTCTTCTTGTAGTTGGCATCAAGACGTCCACGTTCTTTCAAATGCGCAGCAGCATTTTCATTTTCCAAACGTGCAATCTTAGAATTACTTCCTTTCATGTTACCGATCTTGTCTTCACGACGAGAGTATTTCTCATCAATAGCCTTACGTTCTTTCTTGTATTTACGCTTGGAGTCTTTCATAGCTGCTTTCGCTTTGACCAATTCAGATACACGTTTGTTACGGTAATCCAAAGAACGCTTAGTAGCAAGGTTGGATCCCACCGGTGATTTCACAAGAGCTTCCATACTTGCACGAGTAGAATGGATTGGGTGACGAGCATTGTTGTAAGCAGCTCTACCATATGCCTTAGCGTATTCTACAGCTTTTCGTACACCCCATTTCATACCTTTCTTACCATAGTGTTGGATAATGTCGTCAGCGTTAGAAGAGTGGATAAGTTGTCCGTTTTCATCAATTAGTTTCATAAGTCTATACTCCTAGTATTTGATTTTTGTTTTAGCGGCTCGCCTGTTTGCAACATCAACTAGACGTTCCATCTTTTCTTCAAGGATAGATCCTTTAGTTGCCTCTGCAAAGTCTCTACCATTTTTACGAGCTTCACGAATCTCTTTTTGATCGTGTTTTGTTAATTTAATAGACCCTATTCGTTTATTAAGATCGTCCCCAATATCTCGAATTTCTTTTAGTCTATCGATGCGATATCTCAAGCTACGTTTTGATTTAAATGCAGTGCCAATACGACTATTCTTTTTAGATTCACGCAAAGCCATATGATATCCCACAGTACGCTTACCACCAGTCTCTTTGACTAAGGTCTTTAACTCTTTCTTAAGAGCTCGTCTCTGTCCCCACTTCATACCTTTAATGCCGAAGTGTTCTATAATATCTTTGGAACTATTTACATGAATGAGTTCGCCATTGGCATATATCTTCATACAACCCTCCTAAAGATGCCCGGCCATATCCGTAGCATCATCTAGATAATTGTCGTCCATCCATTGGTCCGATTGAGGAGATCCAATGCGAGAATACCCATTCACTTTTTCATAGACACGAACTCGAGAGCCGGCCTTGAATAGTTCTTTCTCAGGAGCACCTCCATATGGCGCAGCTTCAACCCAATAGTCCTCTGTGACTGTCGCTTCATAGTAAGGTTGTTCTGATTTTGATAGTGGCTGACGAGCGTCTAACTCACGTTCAAATGTGTTCTGAGCAGATTGTACTACGGCGGGTGGAAGAGTCGCCTGAGGTTGTCCACCGGTGTATCTGTAATAGTATACATAAGGACCTCCATTGATTTCCCAAAGCCAATCGTGATTGTTCTGACAAATAGTGTTATACCCGTAGTTACAGTGAATAATGTTTTCACTATCCACAAACATACCAGTATGTCCTCCGGCCCCAGCAGAGTATCCCTTCTGTCCCCAGATAAAGATGTCTCCGCGTTGCGTAGCGGTCTCTTGGTTTTCGCCAATGAGTGTCCAACCATTATTCAACAACCAGTCATGCATTGACTCTGTTGAACATGGCCATGATAATTTAGGCATCCCAGCTTCAACACCAGCAAAATACATGCTAGAACTACAGTCGAATGAGCCAGGCCCGTTTCGGTAAGTCATGGAGTATGTTACACGATTTTCACGTGCAAACATCCATGCTAACCACACATTAATATCTACAGACATATTATAATTCCTTTCTATGTGCCTATATATTTGTGATTTCGTCGTTCATTCCAAACAGCGTTTGAAAAGTCATTACTGTTCACATTCCATCCTACATTGTTTAAATGTTCCCAACATCTCCATAGAGATTCCACAGAGTTACATAATCGTAGCATGCTAATACCCTTAGAAAGTTTAGTCGGTTCGAATACGAAATGATATATACCATCTCGACCGCCAGAGAAAGCATGACCAAGTAATATTTTATCACCAAAGATCTCCGTTTGGTCGATGTTATTGTTTGCTCGGAATATACGTATACCGGAGAAGTAACCAGTGTCTTGAGATATTGTCCCGATATTATGTGAAGTAACACCGAGACCTACGAATACTCCACCATAAGTATCATCACTAAAGTGGAGAAAACCAGTACCGTCACCTTTTCTACGGAATAACGAGTTGTTTGCAGTGGTAAATTCTATATTTGCCGCGGCGTTGAATCTCAGATAATTCCTGTTCAAGTCAAATGTCAAACTTCCACTCTGAGATGCTAGAATTCCGCCTCGAATATAGTTTGCACTCATTGTGCCAGTCACAATGTTACTAGCATTTAAGTTTATCACATTTACTCTATTAGCATCCAAAGTACCTGTAGTAATCTTAGCAGCATTTATATTCGCTATATGCGCATCCTTAATAACTGCATTCTCAATTTTAGTATTACCATCTAACCAAATAGACGAGCCTTTGATACGAACATCTGTACCAGTAGCATTGATCTCGGATACAACGTCATTGTTACTGTTAAGGTTTTTAACAGCCCAAGATCCTGCGAGTTGAGTAACCCTAGTAGAGATAGAAGTAATAGGACTGTATGGTGCTTCTTCACCTTTATTCCACATTATATTACGGAAATATAATGAAGATGAATGTGTATATACTATCGCAAATCGAACGTTCTTCCCAAGACTTCTAAGTTGAGTATACGCCATATTTTGAGACACTTTACGATAATCAGGACCCGCAGCTTGTCTTCCTGTAGCACTTACATCAACCGTCCAAGGACCAATTTCCCAACGTTTTTTATCGAAGTCATAAAAACCATAATGAAATTGTTGAGACTCGGCAGCAGAGAAATAACCATTACCCAAAGGATTTACTCTCCATTCAAACGAAAGTGTCCATCTTTCGCCAACTTTTATCTCATAGTTGTCCAGTGGTAATGAAATATACCAATAAGGTTGATTATTTGCTTCGGTGGTTTCTGCACTAGGAGTTATGGTTCTAACCGGAATTGTGTAAAATAACAGTTCGGAATTGATTCCATTCGGTCGTTTGACAACATACGGATTTGCGATATAAGTCAAATTTTGATTGATCTTTCTTCTATCGACAAGAATACCAGAAGTCATATCTGCAAAATCATCAGTTGATAGAATATGATTAATCACTTTAGGTGGTGGGTTTAGAACCGAACCAAGTACTCCTCTGGCAAATACCTCGGTCTGGAATATTTCAGGAGTCATAACCATTCCTGTAACATTCTTTTTAACCTCGGATTCGTTTTTACCAATTATTCGTTCGTAAACACCAATTTGATCTTTGATCTTGTTGAACTCTCCAGTTTGTGGAAGATCTCTGAGTTGGAGCAATGCACTCTCAGCTTTACTTAATGCCTGTAGTGTTCTTTCCTTGGAGTCTTCCTCAGCGTCTTTGATCTTCTGTTCAACTTCCGCAAAATGAGTTGCCACTGTTCTGTTGACATCATCTTCGAAATCAGAGTCAACAACTCGCTTCCATTTTGATCCATCCCAAATGTTTAGCTGAACCTTACCATTACCCATGTCTTTATACCAAAGATCGCCGGTTCTAGCAGAAGTTGGTTGGGTTGTTTGATAGTTGATAATGTTGTGACCGTCCGCTGTAAGGTTTACAATCTTAGACCAAAGACCTCCACTATTATAGAAGATGTTATTGACTGCTCCTTCAACTTTAGAATTAACTGTTGAAGTTAAAGAAGAGCCATAACTAGTAGATCCTTTACCGTTATCAGAGATTACCATTGTCTTAATCTGTTCTTTTAGAACATCATAAGTCAATTCACGAACTTTCAAAGTTGTGGATAGGTTCCATTTGGACACCCATACATCCACGGTATCGCAAAGCCCAATAGTCTCTAAACGATTGATAGTATATTCGTCAAACAAATTACTATCTCTAAGAGCAGCCATCTCAACAGTCATCTGGATGCTAGGAATATCACAACCAGGATTTCTAGATGTGAAATAGTTTTTAGCCGCATTGTCGACCTGAGCTTTTGTGATCTCATGATCTCCATTACCTTGATTAGTATTTTGAAAATCACTTGAGAAATCTACAGGTCTCAAGTTTTTCTGAGAATATGAGTTGTAGTACATTGACTTAACGACGTCGCCAAACACGTAAATCTCTTGCTGATCATTTCCATTACCTGTACGTTTAGTGTACTTAGCATAAGGTAGAATCGCTGTGAATTTACCTTTGAATGATACCTGGGTCTTAAAGTTCTCCATATTCTTTCCTAAACGAATAGTAGTAACATTTTGTTTACCACGATTTCTAAGGAAATGAATATAGTTGTTTGTCCGTTTTATCTCGCCTCGCCATAAGTCGATAAGGGAACCTTCTTCCCCAGATAATACACTTTGCATATTCCGAAGAAGAAACTCGAAGTCTTTTAGGTTATCGGTTATGTCTGTATAAAACTCATAAGGAACTGCTTCTGGACCACCAACAACATTTTGTTTAGCCAGCGCAAATGCTGTAGCCGGAGTACCTTTACCTTTAGCCGCTTTTACCAGCATACCATTTAGGTCATCCGTGATTGTCACGCATTTAGCTTTTATTGTCTGGTCTTTGGTATTCTTTTCTACCTCATAAATACGAAATGCATGAGGTAAGTCAGTATCATTAGGCTTGGCGAGAATATAACGGTTCTCTTTGATTTCATTAAACCACTGACCACTGTATGGATATGTGAGTTCTAACTCGAATTCTCCATTACGAACCTCATGAACCTCACACTCAAGAGCGTCCCACAATACACCAATACCATTCGACTCAAAGTCTCGTTCATATTGTTCATAAAGTATAGGTCTCATAGCAGATCCCTCCATCTTGGAATCATTTCAACAGTACTAATTGCACCATTCCAATTGATTTGTACCGATTGTTCTGAGGGCATATGCCAAAAGTCCTTTGATTTACATTTATGATTTGCGTTTGTGATAACCCCATTGTTGTTACGATAAACAAAGTAGTTCTCACAGTCGATATAGATGTTTCCTTCTACACCTGTGAATATCATCTTCTTATATCCAACAGTCATATCCAAATCGCCATTACCAATTATACGGAATAATGGTTTGGCATCGGACATTCTAGGGTTTCGCATCCAACCTGCTTTAGGAATATTCCACCAAGAGTCAATAGTATCCACATAATACTTATATGGTTGTACCTTGATCTTGAGTTTGAATACCATGGCGCCGTTATAATACCATTTGTTTTCAAATGTTGGAGCTTCCGTAAGTATACACAAATATACCTTTTCGGGGTCAAAATAAGGAGTCATCTTAAACTCGTATTGACCAAACTTGAAGAATTTATAGATCCGATTTCGAGCTGTGGAAATAGCTGCAGGATCGTCTACTCTTCCTCCATGATAAAGAAGAGTAAGTTCTACTTCTGTAGCTTCATATCCTCCATCATCATAAATCAAGAACCCATCATAGCCAGCAGGCTCTTTATGAACCTGCCGACGTTTGGGTGCTTCGATATCGGGACGATCTTGGATAAGTATCTTTTCAGTAGATGAATTTACTTTATTAATAAGAAATTCACCTGGCTTCAAACTTACCAAGCGATTTCCTCCCCTCTAGAACGCAAAGCTGCGTCACGCATATTCTTCAATTCATCCTGAACCTGACGGGCAAGTTCTTTAGGATTAATTGGTTGATTACTTTTATTTTCCACATTAACATTAACTGTATATGTGTCAGAATTAGTAATCGTTGTGTTGCCATTTTGATTGAATCGATCAGTGTAACTTGATGGCAAGGTCAAGTTACCGTTCATCTTACCAGAAAGGTTGTTCATGTCTTTAAGGAGAGATCCATCGAATACTGGTTTGACTGTTGGTTGAATAGTCATGTCAATGTTGTCCATAAGGAGTCCAGATAGACTATCGTCGACATTCAGAGCTTCAATGGCTTGATTGGCCAAACCTTTAGCAGTTCTGAAGATTGCAGATCCAGTATCTTTCAAACCAATCTCGAAACCTTGTCCTGTGAATTTACCAAGAGCTTTAGTAACCCGAGATGGTGAGTGGATATCCAATGCTCTTCTGATTGTAGCTGCGACATTGGACGCAATTGCAGAAGCAGTAGCGTAAATAGACCCAGCAGATGCCGCCAAACCATTTGCAAAACCATAACCAGCATAGCTACCAGCAGAGCTCAATGATACAGAAGATGCACCATTGTATGCTGAATGTGCTAAACTAGAACCTGCTCCATGCGCGGAACCTGATTGTGAAGAAATACCACTAGCCACAGATCCACCGAAGTGAGAACCAAGAGAAGTACCTTGATTAAACACGCCACGGATAGAGTTTACAGAACTGTTTGCCACACTAGAAGATGATCCCGTAATAGAACCAGAGCTTCCAGAAATACCGCTAGCAATGCTTGATCCAAATTGTTGGCCAATGGCTCCGCCTTGAGAGAACGTACCTCTTACAGAATTTATGGACATGTTTGCGCTTGACTGAGCAGCAGATGTAATGGCTCCAGACTGAGACATCAATCCTGTAGCAATTTGTTGTCCAAACTGAACACCGATTTGTTGTCCTTGTTGGAAAGCCATTTGAGCAGCCATAACTGCTTGTACAGCTAACTGTTGGACAGCCATAATCACCATAGGTGCAGAGGCCATAATACCTTGTCCTAAAGATGTTCCAAACATCATAGCTCCTTGAGCCGCTTGTTGGAATGCTGCAGGAACGGTTTGTAGAGCTGCTGCTAGACTAGGAACAATCGATCCGAGTTGAGTAAACCCAGCAACAACCGGCATAATTCCAGAAGCAGACATCATGATAGATGGAGCTAACATAGAAAATGCTGCCGCTAATGATGGGATAGCCGGAGCAAGTGTAGTAATAGGTGTTTGTAGGTTCTGGAATGCTGAGGATACTGTAGGAACAGTTCCAGCAAGACCAGCTAACGCAGCATTCATCATTATAAATCCAGTAGACATTGCCATGATACCGCCAGCAGAACCAGCAAGACCAGCGATAACTCCTTTAAGAGAGCCTAAATCTTTTGTGAATCCTGCAAGGTTACCAGCATATGACGCAGAACCCAATCCGGTTACTGCCGCAGCAACAGCTGTGATACCAGCTGCTCCAGCAATACCATCTTTAGCGATAATTGATACACCTTGTGCAAACAATTTGAATCCTTGTCCGGCATTCTTGGCAGCATTACCGACAGCATCGATAATAGAAGCTACACCTTCAAACGCAGACTTAATACCATCGCCAATTCCTCGGAATACTTCAGCAACACCTTGAAGAGCAGCTTTAACACCTTCTCCAAATGCCTTAGCAGCGTTACCGACACCTTCAAATACAGATTTAATAGCACTACCAACGGACTCGATAATAGAACCAATACCTTGGAGTACTGACTGTATTGCTTGTCCAATTCCTTGGAATATGGAAGAAATGGCATCGCCAATACCTCTAATAACATTCGCAAATCCATTAATTGCCCCAACAATACCATCTATAACAGATTGCACGATGGAGGCAATAGACATGAATAATGTTTGTAATGTATTAAAGAATGATTGGATTGTATTACCAATTGTGGTAAATACAGACTCTATAGTCTGTGCGATTTGAATAATAACCTCAGCAATAGATTGAACTATTGAGGCTATGGACTGGAATAACTGGACAAGCACATCGGCCACAGATCTGATTATGCTAGCCAAACCTTCAAACAACGCAATAAGAGTTGCAGCGATAGGTTCCAAAATAGGAGCTAGAATATCAGATAACCCTTTAAGGATATTTATAATAAAGTCCACAACTGGTTGTAAGACTTTAACAATACCCTCGAGCAAAGGTCCGATTAATTTCTCAAGAAGAGCCAAGCAAATATCAAGGATAATCTTGAACAACTTCTCTAATGCTGGAACCAATTTGTCTTTGGTCTTAGTTAATGAGTTTGCAATAGATTCTGTTAATTTAATAGCAATCTCAATACCTGTCTGTACTAAGATATCCGCATTTTCCATAACAGATTTTGCAAATTCAGTTAACAATCGAACGGCTGCTGAGAATAATTGTGGCATAGCCTCCGCCATACCGTTTAAGAAATTAGTAATTAACTCAACACCGGCTTTAACTATATCTGGTAATAGTTCGGCAAGCCCGTGTAAGAAGTTTCTAACTATCTGCACGCCCGCAACAACCATAGACGGGCCTCTAGCAGCTAATGTTTGCATAGCCACGTCAAGGCCTTCGACAATTCCTTTGAATGCTCCAGGCGCAACTTTTGCTAACGTTGCCAATGCTGTTGCAAATGCTAGGAAACCTAGACCAGCAATAAGAATAGAAGAAGCGGCTAGAACACTAGATACCCCA